GGAAGAGGGCGACGTGGCCCTGCCAGGACGAGTCCCCGCGCTTGAAGACGACAATGTCGCCGGGCTTGGGGTCGGTGACCTTGGTGCCCCATTCCAGGTAGGAGCGGGCCAGCAAGGAGCGAGTCGAGACAACCCCGGACCGCTCCAGCATCGCGCCGACAAACGCGGCGCACCAGGAGGTCTCGTCGTCACCGATCTCGGCATGCTTGGCATCGCGGAAGTAGGCCAGCACAACAGGGTTGTGCTTGGCCCCGACGATCTCTTTTACGCCGAGCTCTTTGCGAGCCAGCTGGAGCCAGGCGGGCTCACTCATGGGTTAACTCCGTGGAATTTGCATTCCTTGTCGTAGAGCTTGCAGTAGATGGCATCGAGCTTCTGACGGAGCTCGGCCAGATCCCTATTGACCTCATCCACCCGGCTGTCGAAGCGTTGCTCCAGCTGCCCCAGAAGGACGCGCTCTTGTTCGATGGTTTGGCGCAGAGCCATCTCGCCGGTCATGGTGTAGACGCGGCCGTCAATGGTCAGCGCCCAGGTTGTCAGCGCGCCAATGGCGGCTGCGACAATGGTGATGAGAAACTTGCGACTGAGGCCCGGAGAGACCTTGTCGATCTCATCCGCGGCCCGGCCGATCACCTCTTCCGTTCCTGCAAGCCCAAGAAGCTTCTTGAGGATGCTCACGCCAAACCCTCCGCTTCGATGTTGGTTTTGTAGCCATCCTGGGTCAGGGAATGGACGGCGCTCTTGATGCGGTAGGCGCCGTCGACGACGCCACGAACCCCGACCACCAGCAGGATCATTTCGGCTCGAATGGACTGAGACCCGACGACGGTCATGGAGAGCTTCTTCTCGGCCCGGTTGAGAGCGTTGATGCGGCTTTGCGCAACGTCGTCAGCGATGGCTTTGCCGTTTGTCTCCAACGTGGGCACGCGAGACTTGGCCGGGCTGGGTGTTCTGCCGCCTCCGGTCTTGCCGTACTTCTTGGAGCGCTGGCGCTTGGCTTCTTTCCGGTCCCACCAGTCGGCCTCGCCACCGGCATGCGCGTTGCGGTCGGTGAAGGAGAACTGGTAGTCCATGACATTGCCAGGCCGCGTGACAATCGCGAACCCGAGGATGTTCTCGGCCTTCTTCTTGAGGATCAACTGGCCATTTTTGATGGAGAAGACACCATCGTGTTTGTCGGCCAGGGCCTGGAGAAAGTGAGCATCGCTCTCCTCCGTGATCCCTAGATACTCGTACTTGAGAGCCGCCATGGTGCCGGTGCAGCCATTGGCTAGGCCATGGCGTCCGGCGATCTCGCCGCAGACATCCCCCACGGTCTTCTTCTCGAAGCCCTTGGAGCGCTGCTCCTTCATCAGCTTGATGAAGTCCATCGACTTGCCCGTGATCTCCATTTGCTGGGGCCAGCCGGAGAGGGTCACAGTGTCGACGGTGAAGAGGCCCATAAACGAAAGCCCCGTCTCCCTGTAGCCCATGGCGACAGAGATGACGGAGCCTCTTTTGGGGACCCCCAGGATCCCATTGCGGTCATCGACGAGGATGCGACAGGTGTCGGATTGGGAGCCTTCCTGGTCCGTCACTTCGAGGGACAGGAGACGATCCACGAGGTTGCCCGTGATCGAGATGCCGCCGACAGAAACTGAGAAGGCTGGCCGCATCAGTCCTCCCAGAGTTTAATGGGAGGGTCGACCACGGTGATGTCGGGCATCACCACCTGCGTCCCGATGGGGAGCTTCTCAGGCTGGCTGGCGATCCGGTAATTCTCAGGGGAGTCCAGAACGGCTTCGACGTACCCGGACTGCTTCCGGTAGTGCTTCCACACCAGATAGTCGAGCATGTCGTCCATTTTTGCGACGAGCGTGGCTTTTGCCATGTCAACTCCCTGCGGCGTTTCTACACATTCCGTATACACCAGGCAAGCACAAAATGCACTTACGGCTCACTTTTTTGCCTTAGAAGAGGCCGAAGCCAAGGCCGCCGCCGTCCGCGCCGTAGGCCGCCAACTCAATGGTGAACTCCACCTTCCGGGGAGCCCCATTGGGGGCGAAGTAGCTCTGGACGTCTGTGATGGCCGTGATGCACCAGCGGCCGTAGTAGCGGCCGAGGGATGAAGCCACGCCACGGGGAACCCCGGCCATGGCCTCCTTGCGCATGTTTTCGAGTTGCTTGAAGCCGGTTCCAAGTCTGGGGTCAGAGGGATACAGAACCCCCTTCAGGGAGACTGTCTCCATGCCCGGACCAAGGAACTGCATGGCCGGTCTACGACCGATCCGCTCCTGCGGCTTCCAGCGGTACTCGAACTTCCTGTCCAGGCTCTGGTAGTTGAGGCCGACAATCTTGAACCTGTACGGGCCTACTCCCAGGATTGGGTCCGCCATGAGGGATCTCCGACATTGCTTTGAGGCCGAGGTTCATAGCCACGGAGAACACCGCGGCGATAATGACGACCTGCAGCCAGTGAATTACAGCCATAGCGATGCGGCTCCGATTGCAATGAGGATGAAAAGGATCGCCGCCATGGCGACGGGCTTGCGCTCTCTCGGCTTCTCGTCCCAGAACGGTTTCTGCAACCCCGGATCGGGTGGCGTGTATTCAGGAGGAGGTGCGTCCGGCACCTCCTCCCAGAACGGCTTTGCTTTCCCGATTTCCGTGTTCGGGTCACCGGGCTTGTAGGTCATGGTCACCTTGCTTACTTGGTGGGCGTTGTAACCCCATTAGGGGCATCGCCGTGGCTCCCGGCCCCGCCACCTGCGCCCTGCACCACGATGTTCGGGTTCTGGGTCACCTTGACGCTGACCTCAACGTGCCCAGGCGTGCCGCCAGCGCTCGCCGTAAACGGAACCGTCACGGTTTGCGGAGGCCCGGGGACGACGGTGGGTGGGGCTGCGGGCTGCGTGTCCCAGTCATGGAACTGGATTGGCGGCTGTGCTGGGGTGCCCATAAGCGGCACGGGCGGGGCGGCTCCGGGGGCCTTTGGGAAGTTGTAAAAGCCCATCCCATCCCTGCGGTTAATGGCAGCAGTTCTTCCCTTGTATCGGCGGCCACCGCGGATGCGAGATCCACCCCCTCCAAGATCGGTCTCGCCAAGGGTATTCGTTGGCACCTCTTCTGCCGGTGGAAGCTGGTGTAAGCCAATGCCATGGCCGATCTTTGCTCCAGGCTGGCCCCACCTGAAATGCGGTACAGACAGCCACTCAAACCCAGTCGTCACGCTGGGCATGGGCCTTCCCTTTGGCAGGGAGGGATGCGGTTTTACAGGAGCCGTTGTGCGCTCCATGCTAAGAGCCTTTTCAAGGTCGCTTGCCACAGTCGTCAGGCCAGGAACAACTGTATTGGCGGCAACAACCTTGGCCATCGAGGCAAGCCTCAGGCCAAGCCTGGTGAAGGCGTCGTTCATTGTGTCGAAGGCGAGATCGACCTGCTGCTCAATGCGGTTGGCAGCAACGGCCTTTTCTGCGCCCTTGACCTTCTGCCTTAGGCGCCAGGCTTCGGCGCGCTGAGCATTGCCAGACCGCCCGGCCTTGGCCGTCCTCTCAAGCTCTTCTGCTTCTTTGAGCGCAAACTCACGGACAGACTTGTCCGTGATCATCAGCTTGTCGACAACATCCTCAGCGCCGGACACAAGCGGCATCAAGTAGCCACCACGTTCGTCCTTGAAGACGCGACGAATTTGCTTGTCTGCTTCTCTGAGGCCACGCTTCTTCATCGTGGAGACGAACATGGCGAGGCCGAGCATCGGATCTGTGATGACCGCTTCGTTGATGGCCTTACCGGCCTCTCCGCCAACAACCTCACCAAGCTGAGCCCGCTTCTTGCCGGTCACGGCGTCGTTTCCGGCAAGCCAGCCCATCATATCCATGAAGCCGGTACGTTCACGCGTACCGATGCGCTCACCAGACTTTTCTGCATTCTGAAGCCAGCCAGCGGTCACGGCCATCAGAGACTCAGGCGTGATGCCAAGGGCCTTGCCAGAGGCCATCGATCTTTCAAACGCTGTCACGAGACCCTTGGCGTCCACGCCCGGGGTTGAGTCAGCGAAGTAGTCCGTCGTGGCAATGAACTTGCGGGCGGCGGTGTTGAGTTTTTCCGGATCCGTGACGCCCTTCTGGTACAGAGACAGCATCTTGGCGATGTTATCGCCGACCATGTCGGCGTCGACGCCTTCCCAGATCGAAGCGCCCTGGGCTGTCGTCTTCGTGAGCATCTTCAGGGCTTCGGGGTCGTTGATGCCGCCGAGTGCCAGCTTCTCAGCGATCCCGGCCACCGTGGGGCCGTTCATGGAAAGCGGAATGCCGATGCGCTCAAGCTCTTGGCCGAGGAGCTTGGTGTCCTCCTTGCTGAACCGGCGCGCATCGGTGTCGATGGCGCGACGAACAGTGGCCATAGACTTTTCCATGTCGCCATAGGCCTTGACAGCCTTGTAGGCTCCATAGGCCGGGACAAGCGTAGCGAGCGTGGCTGGACCGCCGCGACCAAGGGCGTAGCCCTTCTGGCCGAGCGCGGCCATGCTCATTTGCATTTGAGTCCAGTATTTAGGACTAGCAGCGGCCTTCGGCATGCGCGGCGGACGCCCACGCGGAGGGGCGCCACCGGCAATTGCAATTCCTGCGCCAGCTGCATTAGCAGCCTTGGCTGCCCTGCCGTTTCTGACGATAGCCGCCGTGTTGGCGTTGATTGCTCCAGTGGTTCTGTTGATGCCATTAATCATGGCGGCCTTGTTGGAGAACACATTCAAGGCGGCCGATGCGGTCTTTGCGGCTGGAGCAACTCGCGCTAGTGACGCAGTCAGGCCCTTGATAGCTGCAGATGCAGAGTTAAGTCCGGCAGTGATACTGTCCTGGAAGACGCCGCGAATGATGAAGTCTTTAATGGCCACGCTTCACCTCTTTCTTGGCGTCAACATTGAAGCTGCGCATCATCTCATCGTAGATCCAGACCAACTGCTCCCACTCCAGCTTCTGGATTTCCGAAAACTGCATATTGGCATGACGCATCAGCGTCATTGTCAGGAGTCGGATGGAGAGGGGGTGCTGGCCGTTGCGGCCCCTTTGAAAAAACTTTCGAGGAGTTCCTGGACGCGGTTCCAGTCATCCAGGTCGAGCTCGTGGATCACGCCAAGGTCAACGCCGGACGAGGCGGCAGCCAGGTTGGCGTACTGCTCCAGCGGGCTCTTGGCATCGTCCCAGTTCACTTCAAGCATGTGCTTCACCTTCAGTTTCCGGAAGGTGAGGCTGGTGTACTGCTGTCCGGCAAATTCAACAGGCTCGGAAAGCTTCAGCGTCTTGGTTCTCATGGTTCCCCTCGATATGAGTAAGGGCCGGGGATGTGCCCCGGCCCATAGCTGCGTCTGAGCCAAATGGCGGTTGCTTGCCGCCTGTTGACTGTGTTATGCACGCAAGATGCGTATGATCCCGACCATTGATAGGCTTTTTGAGCTTCTGACCCTAGACCAGAAGACCGGGGTTCTGACCTGGCGCGTTGGGCGCAAGGGGACACCGGCCGGGCAAAGGGCTGGATCGCCATGTAAGCGGCATGGATACCGCATGATCAGGATCGACGGCGTTCTGCTGCGGGAGCACAGGGTGATTTTCGCCATGGTCCATGGCAGATGGCCGGATGGAGACGTCGATCACCGCAACAGGAACAAGGCCGACAACCGCCCGAAAAATCTGCGCGAGGCCACCCGCAGCCTCAACAATTGCAATGCTGGCCTTAGGCGAGACAATAAGACTGGGTACAAGGGCGTCTATTTCCATCCCAGGCGGCGCCAGTACAGGGCGTACTGCAAACTGCACGGACGGGAGAAGCACCTCGGATGGTTTTCGACAGCAGAGGAGGCGGCTTTCGCCGCCTCCAGCGCCAGATTGGCAATGCACGGTGAGTTTGCCAGAGACAGCTAGAGCCCCAGGTTCACTCTATCAGCCTCAAGCTGGTCGATGCCACCGATGATGCGGCGGCAGTTCTCGATGTCGATTTCCACCAGCGTCCGGTCACCCCGGATCAGCTTGTAGTAATCCAGCGTCACCATGAAGGTGACGGACATCTTCTCGCCAGCTTGGAACTGGCCCATGTCCACGCTTTTGAGGGTGCCGCGCATGTTGGCGACAACCGCCATCGAGGTGCCATCGTGAGACGACAGCGAGCCGCGAAGCGTGAACGACTTCTGGTTGCCAGGGTAGAGACCGAACTTGTCGATCACCTGGTCATCCAGGGAGGTCATGGTGAACTCGAATTCGAGCTTCTCCATGCCGAGGTCGACCTCGACAGGAACGTCCATGCCACCGCCACGGTACTCATCCATTTTCAGGGTGAGCTTCGGGAGCGTGGCACCGTCGCAGTCTCCGGCCTTACCGAAGCCGTCGACGTAGACAACAAACTTTCTCAGATAACTAGAGACGGGCATCGGTCACTCCTTAGACAGCCAACTCGCGGATGACATCGGCGATGAGCTCCTCGTAGTAATCCGGGTTTCTGTGCGCCCGGAAGCGGAGGTGCTCAATCGGAGCCGGGGGCTCGATGTCGAAGTCGACCGCGAGGATGCCCTGGAGCATCTGGTCCTTCGTGTTGATGGTGGGGTCGATCCAGGCGCGACCGCCAAGGATGGCGCCAACAGCGCGCAGGTGGCGGAGATACGCGTTCACGCTTTCAGCGATCTCGACGATGTTGTTCTGGGAGAACGGCCGGTCCACAGCCCAGAGGAAGGCTTCCTCCAGGGACTCGTAGACCATGTCCGCGGTGCGGCGGACGGACAGGAACGCCCAGTTCGGGTCGGACGACGTCGTGCGGTTGCCCCAGAGGCGGAAGCCTTCGTGGCGGATGATCGTCGCGACCTCGTTCTCGTTGAGGTAGTTCGACTGCGTGTTGGGGTCGGAGATGTTGAAGTCGACGGGGCGGGCCATGCCCGTGATCCCGTAGATCTCCTGGTTCGACGGGCTCCACCAGAAGCCCTTCGAGTTATCCATACGCGAGATGATGCCAGCCACGCAGGGCGAGGCCGGATAGGCGACGTGCGAGTTCGTGGCGCCGTCATAGACGAGGACCTTCGGATCCACGACATAGACGCGCTTCGAGCCGTAGTCGCCGCGGTAGGTGATGGCTGCAGCGTCCGTGGTCGACGGGCCGTCCGCAATGATGATCGCGCGGAGGCGATCCGCAATGCCCATCATCTCCGAGACAATCGGGTTGCGGGCCGAGCCCAGGACCAGAGCGCCAACCGCCTGCACGCCAGCGCCGCCGGGGGCGGCGATGGTGATGGTCGAGCCAGGGGCCACGCCTTCGCCGGGGTTGTCGATCTGAACTTCGACCACCTTGCCAGCATTGAGGCCCGTACCGAGGAGCGCCGTGAACGTCGGGCGGATCTTGGGTTCCGGGGGCGGGGGAGCCGAGAACGTCACCGCGGGCGGAGACACATAGCCAACGCCCTGGTTCGTGACGACGACGGCAATGACCTTGTCAGCCAGGGCGCCGGAGCCGAGGATGGCGACACCCTCTGCCCGGACGTTACCAGCGCCAACCGGGGGAGCCGCAAACGTCACGGTCGGGGCCGTCAGGTAGCCAGCGCCATCTTCCGTGATCGAGACGGCCGTGACCTTATCAGCCGTGAGGGTGGCCGTGCCGGTCGCCGTGACCTCAGAGCCCGGGGCCGGATTGAAGGTGATGACCGGAGCCGAGGTATACCCGGAGCCCTGGTTCGAGACCGTCACGTCCGTCACGCCGTCCGTCACGCGATAGTCGGTGAAGCCGGGGGCGATGAGAACCTTCGGGACCAGGCCGGTCTTGGCGCGGCTCTGCAGGAAGGCCCAGCAGCCCGTGCCCGTGATCGAGGACCCGGCCAGGTTGGCGCGGGTCTCGCCGATGGTCTGGCCCTCTTCGACGCGGACCACCACAACCGTGGCGCCAGCCTGATCGAAGATGCGGTCGATGCTGTCCTTCAGGGTTCCGGCATCACCCAGAAGGGCGGCAATGCGCGGGTTGCCGACGATGGCAACGGGCTCGTTAAGAGGGAAGACGGACTCGTCGGCATCGGGGGCGGTGCCAATGAGACCGATGATAGACGACCGAACCGTTCGGATCGGGCGGATGCCGTCATCGATCTCAATCGTATCGATGCCGTGCAGAAAGATTTCGGCCATGCGTTTCTCCAAAACAAATAGGCCCCCGAGGGAGCCGCATGTTCGTCAGATTGTTATGGTGCCTATTGCGTCTGAACCCAGTGGTCGCCACCGGCCGCAGATGCTTCGAAGTCGTAGCGCCACCCCGTCTGTGACGGGGGTGGCATATTCACCGTTTTCACAACGGCAGACTCCGGGACACCTTCAAGGTAGTTCCCTTCTGCGTCGACACCGTTGATGAGGAGAGGGAGCTCAAGTTGAGCTTCGATCCATGCCTCAATTTCAGTAATCTCTTCAGGAGATAGGGCGTGATCAACGTCATCAATGACCTTCTTCATCAGCGTCTCCTCGTAGTAGAGGGCGTCGAACTCGAAGGAGAGGTCTGGCTTTTCAGAAAAGAGCATCGAGCCAAGGTCGCAGCTAATCACGCCGCGCCCGTTGGCCCAGGAGACGCTGTCCATGCTAGCTCCATGTAATTTTTGCGCGGCCTACAGCGCCAGAGGTGCCGCCGCTACCAGCGCCAGCGGCGCCAACAACGACGGCGACTGTTGCGCCAGTGGCGTAGGCTCCAGAGCTGTAGGTCTTCTTGCAGTAGGCGCCACCACCGCCGCCCTTGGCATAGGCGGAGTAATAACCGGCCGCGTAGTAGTAGACGCCGTCAGCGGCGCCACCGCCGCCAGGGGCCGTACCACCAGAGACTGCGTTGATGGTTCCGGGCCCGGCCGGGGGCGTTCCAGCCTGACCACCAGCCCCACCATTGGCGCCAGCTGCGCCGTTGGCGCTGCTGCCAGTGCCGCCAGAGGTGTTGATGTCGCCGTTGCTGGCCGTTCCAGCTGCGCCATTTCCTGAGCCGCCACCGCCGCCGCCACCAGCCTCAGGCTTCCCAGAGGCCGCGCCGCCATTCCATTTCGAAGCGCCGCCTGGGCTGCCAGACGAGTAGAGAACGGTTGAAGCTGGCCTTGTGGCAGCGCCACCACCGCCACCAGCGCCCCACAATTCAACCTCAAGCGTATTGTAGGCTGGTACGGTAAAGTTGTTGGTTCCGGCTGTGGTGTAGGTAATGGAGCCAGGCGTAACGCCAGTGTATACCTGCTTCCATACGGATCCGACCTTGATGTAGACGCTGTTGACGACCTTCCAGGTTGATCCAATCTTGACGTGAACCTTGGTGACTTGCTTCCAGGTCGTCCCGACCTTGGTGTAGATGTTAGGCATTTACGCCTGCCTTTCAAACCACACGTCCCCATCAGCGCCGCCGGACGGGGCCGAGGTTGAGATCGTTAGGTTGTGGCCCATCCACTTGAGCGTCGTGAGGGACGGGGCGAGGGCCGTGATGGCGTTCTTGGTCTGCAAGGGCGTCATCGCCGTCGCGTCGTCCGTCCCGGCCTCGGCTTGAGCCTGAGAGGCTTTGGGGACATCAATAGTTCGGTTAGCGGATAGATCACCGCCGCCGCCAGCAAGGCCAGACCCAGTAACAGTGCGAGCAGTAATAACGCGGTCACTGAGCTCTCCCTGGACGTAAGCCGTTGTGGCAATCTTCGTCGTATTGTCGTCAGCGGCCGGGGTCGGGGCGGTCGGCGTTCCACTGAAGGCCGGAGAGGCCAAGGCCGCGACGGCCAGCGCCGTGCGCAGGGCCGCGACATCCGTGACAACCAGCTGCTTGCAGTAGACGACGCCATCGTTGCCAACCCGGAACATATCGGTTCCGAGGCCATCGTGATCGACCTGGAAGGCATCCCCAGCACCAGTCTGGGTGACCTTCATGGCCGGGTCGTTGGAGTTGGCGACAACCCCGAACGTGCCGTTCACCGTGTCGCCGCCCTTCGACACGTACCCGGTGTGGGTGTGCGAAGCCGCAGCGAACGACGAGGCGTGCTGTCCGTCCAGCGTATCGGCGTCCAGTCCAGACCCGACGCCGTCAACCAGAAGAAGCTTGGCCAGGATGCTGGAGCCGAAGTTGGCTTCGGCCAGGATCTTAGTCAGAAGGTTGGCGCCCGTCGTGTTGAGATCGACGGACTCCACCACGCCGGAGGAGTTCTTGTAGTAGAGCTTCTTGTCGGCGTAATTGATGTAGAGCTCGCGCGGATCGATAGCCCCAGCGGCAGGCGCCGCGGCTGGCGTAGCCGAGCCGCGGATCTGCACCTTGGAGCCGTTCTCGCAATCCACCTGGAAGTTGGTTCCCAGGGTACCGAGAAGGGCGTCGACTTCGTCTGTGAGGTCGGCGATGTCGGACTGGGCCTGGATCACGTCCGCCAGGGCGGCGTCGAGAGCATTCTGGAACTCGACCTGGGCGGCCGCAGAGGCGGCGTTGAGGGCGGCAATCGAGTCTCTGACGAGGCCCGACGTTTCACCCTCAAGCCCCGTCAGCGAGACCTCAAGGTCCGTGACGCGCTTGTCGATGGACTTCAATCGGTTGTTGAAGAAGCTCTCATCGAGGACGTCTCCATTTTCCGTCCGATATTCGGTCCACCGACTGGTCATCAGTTGAACTCCTCATAGTCCAGGACGTCTTCCTGGATTTCCTTCAGGGTCGCGCCGGACACGAGAATGCGCGCCATGTTGGGCCGAAGGGTATCGGCACCAACCTTAACGGGCTTCTTCACGCGGATCTTGTACTGCTTGTCGTCGTCAATCACTTCAGGCATGGATCACCTTTAGAAGGCCAGGTGGACACGCTCAGCGACGTGGAACGTATCCAGGGCCGAGGTGGTCGTGCCATCCAGCGTGATGCGGAAGATGGTCTGGTTCGACGCGATCTGGGTCGGTGTCCACGAGAACGTCCGCTTGATGCGCTTGTGGTTCACAGAGCGCGCGTCAACCGGCGGATCGAGCTCCACGTCCGTCGTCGAGCCCGGAGAGATTTCACCACCAGCCCCGCCAACCTGGATGGTGCAGGTGCAGTTGTGGTTGGTCTCGTAGTAGTTCTCCAGGATCACCACCACCTTGAACGTCCGGGTCGGCGTGCCGACCGTGATGCTCTCGGAGAGGTGCTTGAAGGTCGTCCGGGGGCGCGAGTAGAAGAGGCGGCTCGCCGTGGTGTCGATGCCCGGCTGGATGTCCGTGGTGCCGGTGAAAACGGCACGGAACGGGATCAGGGCCGGGAGGCCGTACAGGATCGTGTTGCCGGACGACACTTCCGTCAGGGGCTTCCAGACGCCACCAATCTGACATTCGAAGGTCAGCTGGCAGCTTTCCGGAACCGCCATGGCGGCCGTGATGTCGATGGCCGCGATGCCGCCCGACAGCGACAGAGCCTGGAGGTTGATTTCGCGGCGCGTCACGGGGAACTGGGCCTGGTAGAGCGAGAACATCATGTCGCGCTCGAACGAGCCGATCTGGTAGGCGCCGTCCACGGACACGAAGAACGTGCCCTGGGCGTAAGCCGTGCCAGGGGCCATGCCCACGTAGTGGTTGCCGCCCGTAATCAGGACGACGGCATAGCGCTTGCCGGACTCCAGAAGCGTCGGCTGGATCGCAACCTTCGTGACCGTCGACGCATTGGTCGATGTCAGGATGTTGGCGTAGGCGAGCGTCGTCTTCGAGATGATCTTCGACAGAGCGGGCATGCCGTGCTCGGTCTCACAGATCAGCACGTTCACGTCGCCGGACGGGCCCTTCGACGTGAAGTAGAGGCCGATGCCCGTCACCCAGGCCGTCTGCGGCTGGAGGAACGTCTGCGAGATGAGCGACCCGTTGATCGTGTGATTGAGAACGATGTGTTCCCAGTAGGTCTCGGTGTACTCATCCATCCAGAAGCGGCGGAGGCGGATCCAGTGGACGCGGCCGCCGTTCGTATCCGGGATGCCGTTCAGCACCTGCCAGGTTTCGTTGCCGATCCGGAAGGTCTCCGTGGCGCGGTCATACTGACCAGCGCGCCACCAGGCACCGTTGGTGCAAACCGTCTTGTCTTCACCGTACCGGATGCGGGTACGGGCCATGGTCTTCTGGACGCAGGAGTGGGCCTGGTAGGTATACTGCGAGATCGACTGCGCCTGCTGGAAGCCGGTCACAATCGGGACGTGGCGCTCGGTGTAGGTCGGCAGGATCAGCCCGGACGAGACCTTGACGTTGGGCTCGATGGGGTTGAAGAGGGCAATCGCCGTCTCGTTGGCCGCGTCGTCATCGAAGCGAACGCCTTCCTCGACTTTGGCGAGGTAGTTGACGTGCTCGGTGTCGGACTCATTGATGTCGAGGAAGCGGTCTGCACCGTAATCGGTGTAGGCGTCTTCGAGCTCAGCGATTTCTTTCAGGCGGGCAACGTCATAGGCCACGCGGGCAATGTCGTTCTCAGCGCCAAGGTTGCCAATGCGGGCGATGATTTTGGCCAGTTCCGAAGCCAGGGCGTCGACGCGCGACGACACCAGAGACTTCCAGGACTCAAGGGCATCAATCGCCGTCTTGTTGCGGTTGACCTGCGGAAGCTTGTTCGAGGTCTCCATCTCGATGCTTTCAACGTCGGACGGGTTCAGGAGAACCCAGGCAATCACGACGTTGGCGCTGTCGATGGTCGGCTTCTGCGGCTGGGCTTCTTCCGTGCCGTAGACGATGTTGATGTTGGCCTTACGGAGGCGCTGCATGGCCACGGCCTGCGGCTCCGTCGTGCCTTCCATTGCGTCGATGAGGAAGTCGCGCGGCTGGGTGTCCGTGTCAATGGACTGGCCCCAGCCGACAATGGCTGCGTACCGCTTGTTGACGGCCGGGAGGTGAGCCAGGACGTCGAAGACGGTGTCGGCCTCGGCAACATACACAGCGCCGCTGGAGTAGATGCGGCCGTCACCCACGGTCACTTCCGCGGTGGCGCTCTTGGTAACCGTGAACTCAACCCAGTGCTTCAGGTCGCTGATCCCATCGTAAACGATGTGATCGAGGGAGGCCTGCGCGAACTCCCCGGTGTTGGTGAGGTCGACCGCCTGGAGTTCCTGGCGGTCCCTATACTTAACGAGCTTTTCCAAAGGAGTCTCCGTTATGTCAGCAGAAGCTGCGCACGGCCAACGCGCGTGTCGCTGCCCACTTCAGTGTCGGGGCCAACCTGGACAATGGTGTGCAGGTTGGTCTTCATAAGAATTTTGTCTCGCAGGCTCTTCGCGCTGATGATGGCCTTGCGGGCATTGGTCAGATGCTTCATGTCGGAGGTGAGAGTGAAGCCGTAGACAAACGCCCCGGCCTGTCGGAATGCTCTCTTCCCCTTGATGGAGACGCTCAACTCAGCATGATAGGGCGGCATCCCAAGCCTGATGTCGCCAAGGTGCCTGGTGAACGGCTTGCCGTTCGGGAGGCGCTTCTTGTCGTGCAGGGCGATGCGGTCGTAGATCCGGTTGCGCGATGTCGTCGGCGGCAGATAGCCCTGCAGGAAGCCACGGATGGGTTTCCTCTCTTGCGTCTCAGGGTTCAGCCAGCGTCCGACGTGACCACAGAAGATGTTGACGCCAAGCTTCGAGGTTCCGGGGTCAAAGGCCAGTTCCGGCGTGACGTTGATCGGATCCAGGGACGGGGGCACAGCAAAGCGCCACCGGACCTTGTCCTCATCATCCAGATGATCCTTGATGATGTTGACCGTCACGACACGCTGCGGGGCCATGGACGGGACGCAGAACCAGCGGCCATTGACCTTGTTGTTTCCGGCCGCGTTAGCCCCAATCCAGAGGTTGTTCAACTCGTCCAGCGGGAGCATGAGGCGCTCCCAGGTGTAGGAGAACATGCCTCCCAGATCGTTGGCCCTGGCGGACCACAAGATCGGCTTGTTGACGCCGGTTGCGAGCGGATGATCGCCCTGGTCCCAGAGGAATGGCCTGCGGCCCCAGCGCTCCCACGCATCAGTTTCATGCGGGAAGCAGGTGGCCTTGGCGTACCCGGACACACCAGCGCCGAGGAAGGTCTTAGCAAGTCCCCAGGCGCCCTTGGTGAAGGCGCCCTTGGAGGCCACGCCGCGGTCAAGGTAATCGTAAATGCGGATCTGCGGGAACCTGTTCAGCCAGGCCGCCCGCTCATCGCTCGACATGGATCCAGAGGCGAAGCCGATGTCCGGGCACACAATCGCGCGCAGGAGTTCAGCGTCGGCATATCTGAGGTAGCGCTTGATGCCGTAGAGGGTGCCCTTCTTCCGGTGGAGCTCGAAGCTCTCGCGGATCAGGTTGCGCTTTCTTTCCGGGCTCCAGTCTTCATCCCAGAAGTCCGCCGACATCGCCCATGCCAGCCAAGGCAAGAGGTCTTCGGGGCACTCATCCCAGCGCCAGACGGCATCAACGGGGGTCCCGATGTCCGTCAAGCGCCCTGTCGGTCCGGACAGGGCGCGCTCTAGCTGTGTGGAGTTGGGAGGGAGAAGATCAGGGAAGGTGCTCATACCACGGTCACCGTTTTCGTCGTGGCGTAGGCCACCTCATCTTCAGCTGGCTCGATGTCGCTTATAGGCGACACGAGCTCGACGTCTTCGACGCCGGGGACCATGGCTGCCGCGATGAGGCCGGACATCTTGACGGACGTCCCAACTCGATGGCGGCTGGACAGGTAGGCGTTGATGGAGGCGAGCGAAGCGGCCTTCACAACCAGCGGGTCCGGGCCCTCAGCCACACTGAGATTGACGGAGACCGCAAACTCAACCGTGGTCGGGGCGCGCACGAACACCATGTCGGTCAGAGGCCGAATGTCTTCCTCTGCAAGGCGGATACGGATAGCGCTCAGAAGGCTGGCTGATGGGATGCCGTTGCCGACATCGGTCAGGGGCAGGACATGCACCTCACCGGGATTGGGGGAGTAAACCTGGACGCTCTTAATGGACGGATCCAGGCTCATCGTATGGAAGGCGTAGGCCCCTTCAGGACCGGCCGTGGAGAACGCCTCAGGCGCCAGCTGAACGCGCTGGCGCAACCGGGCGTCGCTCTCATAAACAGCCGGAGCCGTGTCCGTGGCCGGGGTGACGATGTCACGCTCGACGCCGTAGTAGACACCAAGGTGTTCGAGGTCAGCCTTCTGGGCGAAGGCCAGCATCACAGCGCGGGCCGCGTCGTTGACGCGCGCCCGCAGGAGCATCTCCCGATAGGCGGCGACCTCCAGGATCTTGACGACCGGGTCGCTCTCCAGCATCTGGACGTTGTAGTCGACGCCCATATCTTCCATGCGGGCGACACAATCGGCCTTCAGGGCCTCAAGGATGTCCTCGTAGACGAGCGTCTCGACCACATCTGGAGGCGTCAAGCCTGTGAGATCGACGGCGACGAAACGGCTCATGGCCTCTCCTTAAATGTAGAGGGTCAGGTCACGATCAGTCTCGACCGTTGTGAAATCACCGAGATGGCCACGAGGGTAGTAGTCGCCCTTGATGGCGATGGTCATTTCGCCATCGGGCCCGGCATCCGTGATGTAGACCTGGCTCAATCGGAACCGCGGCTCCCACAACTCCAAGGCCTCACCAAGGGCCATTGTGACCTCAAGAACCGTGTCGCGGCCTTGCGGCCGGTCGATCAGGTTCGGAATGTCAGACCCGTAGTCGCGGCGCATCACGCGCGTGCCAATCGGCGTCGTCATGATGTCGAGAATGCTCTGCATGACGTGTTTCCAGTCAGTCAGGACATTGCCGTCGATCCGATTGACGCCGACTGAGGACATGGTCAGAGATCCTTAGCGTTGAGGTCCGGCTTCTTCTTGGTGCTCAGAACCGGCTTGGGGGCCGAGACTGGGGCAGGGGCAACGGTTCCGCTGAGGATCTCGTACTTGGCCTGCTTGTCGTTGAGCTCGATGTTGCTGCCGACCTGGTAATGCTTGCCGTAGATCCAGGCGCTGGCGATGACTTTGTAGAGTGCCATTGTTCTTCCTCTTAATCCGACAGGAACATGAATTGAGATCCCGTCGTTGGATGTCCGCAGCCAGCAAGGTGGCCTTCACGGCAAACCGGGATGTTGTCGATGGTGATCCAGGACGAGCCCTGCACCATGTTGTCACCGCCGGGCTTATGGGGGTACGGCTCATGCGGCTGGTTGATGTCGCCAAGAACCATCCAGAGCTCATTCTCAACAGTGATCCAGGTCTGGTTGACGCCTATCTGCGGGCCAGCGGCCGTGTCGACGTTGCGGCGTGCTACACCGTGCATGCGTCACCTCAAATCTTGGTTGCTGTGCAGACCAGGGAGGCCGAGGCAGAGCCAGAGGCCGCTTCGAACTTCTTGCGGATCATGGCCTCGAACTCGGACTGGATGGTCACGATCTCTGGATCGGCCATGGCCACGATGGCATCGTAGAGGTCCTCGCTGTCGGTCTCGAACCCGGAGCCGCGGTAGTACACCGTCATGCCATCGAAGACGGCATTCCTGAGGTGCGCCATGACGACGACGATGAGGCCCAGCGGGTCGGACTGCAGCTGGAAGGTCTTGTCCACGAGCGCGTCGGAGGCCGGACCTGTCACTGTCTGTGGAGTAACACCACCCGTATTCAGGGTGAGGCCCGGCATGGACGGCGTGGTGTGCGTCACAGCTGAAGCCACGGACCACTCGTGATCCGGGTTGGCCAGGCTGGCGATCAGGGAGGCCAGGAGCGAAGGGCTCATCGTGCTCATGCCGTGACCCCTCCGTCAAAGCCGCTGAAGCTGTCTCCACTGGGAATGGATGCGGAGGCGTAATCTGTGCCGCCCGATCCGTCCTTCGGCCCGCCCTTCTTGCCATAGGCAATCTTGGCGCAATTGACGAAGCGATCTCCGCCGGGGTTGTCATAGATGTCGGCGTTGGCCGTTTGCGTGTGCTGGTTCGTGACGCCACCCGAGGTGGCCTTCACGATCTGCCGGTCCTGGCCGGTGACAGCCTCGACCTGCTTTGTCGGGTTCTTGTACTTGTCCCGAGAGCTCTTGTAGGCAACCGCGCCATCATCCTTGTTCGCCTTGTAGTGCGAGATGTAGGCAGGCAGGTTGTCGTCCGGTTCTTCGGTGCCGTCCGGGTTCTTCTTGTTCTCCCGGACCGTGGTCTTTTTCTCGGCGCCCTTATCGTGGGGCGGCTTGTACTTCCCGGACCACAGCGAGGACGTGATCATGCTCATGGGGCCAATCTCGCCACCGAGATTGACCATCAGAACCTGCTCATCCTTGGATGGCGGCTCCCACTTGTTGATCTCCCCGGCCCGCGACGGGCTCCAGGGGATCCAGCCAGAGACGACGTCCTGGTCCTGCTCATCGAGGGCGTAGGCAACCTTAATCAGAGCCTTCTTGGTGTCCACCTCTGTTACGCGAGCGGGTCGGATCAGATTGTTGATGCGCCGCTCCGCGTCGTAGAGACGACGCGAGAGCTCAAGCACAAGCGTCGGTAGGTCCATGTCAGAGTCCGAAGTATTGGAGCCAAAGCTGCAGGCCGGTAATGCCCATCAGCATGTAGCGCAGCATCTTCTGCGATTGCGGATCGTCGATCTCTTTGAGGAGCTTCTCGATCACGAGCTTGATGGCGGCGAACTTTTCCTTCACAGCGTCTCATCCTCATCCGGGTGTGGACCCTGCTGGATGAAGTCCTCCGGCGGGTCTTGCGTGAAGTCCTCTGGCGGAGAGACCTGGCCTGGGAAGTCACGCAGCACGTTGGGAACGCCCAGGTTCGAAGACGCGTTGCCGCGAACATTGCCGGGCCAGCCAGCGGCCAACACTTCGGGATCGTAGAGATCCGGGTAGAAGCCGGACTCGTCCACAAGGTCGCGCGACCGGCCAATCGTCACTTCCTGGCGGAAGGTGATGGTCACAAGGCCGGACCCGATCTTATCGAGGGCTTCCGAGTAAATGGGTTCGATGTCGGTCACGTAGCAAGCCGCTGCGTAATCGAGACCGAAGGTGTTCATGTCGATGAAGTCGGCCGTCTTCTCGGCCAGGTCCAGGACCGGCGCATAGGACTGATTGGTGTATGGGTCTTTGGCGAAGACGAACACGGCCATCGTGCAGGGGCCAATCAGCTGGCCCACGTTGTTCCGCTTGAGGCTGCGCATCCCAAGAAACGAAATGCGGGCCGCGGGAGGGTTCTGGACAAAGCGCTCAAGCGTCTCGACGCCGAACGAGCCGACATGGACCTTGACGTCGCGAAAATCAGGAACGCCCTCCCGGATCGCGTTGGCCACGGCCTGCCGGTAGGCGTTCAGCCTCAGAGAGAGCTCTACAGCCATCCGAACATCCTGCTCATGTGGCGGTCAACCAGCTGCGAGATCTCCACCCAGTTCTGCGGGGAGATGCCCATGTACGGGCGCGCTGGGACCTTGGCTTTGCGCGCGTAAATCAGATCGCCGTTGGCCCGGAAGACCATGTGCGGGCTTCCCGTCATCGTGCCGCCGGACTCCTGGATGTAGGAGTAGGGAAGGCTCGGAGGGCCAAGCGTAACGGTGAACATGCTGGCCCGGGACTGAAACCCGTAAGCCAGGGCGCCGGTCTTGAAAAGAATGGACGTGCCGCGAATGTTGGGGGTCCAAGCCTGTCCGTCCGGAGATGTTTTTTCGGAGGTGATGCGACGGCGATGCTGGGTCTCCATCAACTCGCCGATCTCGCGCATCATGGCGGAGGCTCCGCCACGGAGAGCGAGTTTGATGCGGTTGATGGTGCTCGTGATGTAGGAGACGGACCGCTTATCGACGTCGAACCGGATCATCCACGCTTCGCGCCAATAACGCGCGCCCCTGTGCCTGCGCTGCCGCCGCCTGGCGTTTCGCCGCCGCCGGTATCCGGAAGCTCGAACTTGCCGTCAGCGACGTTCTTCAGATACGCAATGGCGTCCGCGTAGCGCAGACGCATCTCTTCTGTGCGGGGCCCAATGTCGAGGGCCATGCGATACACGGCGATGTCGACGCAGATCTGCTGGATGTACGGGGGAGCCGGGACAAGGGGAACCGTGTAGCGGACACTCAAATAGGTGTCGATTTCAGCTGACGCTGCATCAAGGGCCGCGGCGATGGTCTCTGGAGACCCGCGTCCGCTGCCGTCTCTGCTCGCCACCGCATCCAGCAGATCCTGGCCATACATGGTCACGATTTGGGCTTGGGTGGCGTAGGCCATCTTAGGCTACCTTTTCCTTGTAGATCTCGATCAGGCGGGCGCGAGCGGTCGTCTTGGGGACCTCAAAGCCCTTCGCCTCGATGGCGCGACGGAGATCGCCATTCGACATCGTTTCCGGATCGACGGGCTCGGGAGCCGCATCCGAAACAATCTGCGCAAGCTCGTTCACATTGGCTTCGATCTTGTTGGCCAGAGCGGCCATCTCAAGCTCGATCTCCTCGCTGGAGAGCTCGCCATCGGCCTTTTCTCGTTTGGCCTTCTCGGGGGGAAGCCCCTGGAAAGCGCGCCAGCGCTGGGCATTGATGTCCCGGCGAGCGTCCTTGTCTTGCTGACGGACCAGCGCGGCAGCGCGCCTATTCCTCCAGCCCTTGGGGTTGGAAATCATCATCACCTCTATGCGAAGAGGCGGGAGGTATACCCTCCCGCCTCAACTCAATGTATAGGTCTTAGACCTGGTTCAGGTTGTGAACGAACTTGACAACCTTGATATTCTTATTTTCCCAGACGCGCAGCCAGTTGGTGCCGGTTGCGAGTTCGGCGTTCGTCGGGGTCGGACCGGACGGCGTGCCCTGCCACTTGATACCACGCGGGTGCATGATGAAGTGCTTGCGGTTCACGATGTAGTCCGTGCCGCCGCCCTGCAGCGGCTCGCGGCCAACTTCGACCGGGGTCTTCGTCGGCGCCTGGGCGTAGCCCACCGAGCCGTTGCCGAAGATGTAGGTCGTGTAGTTGATCGGGGACGAAGCGTCCTTCGGGGCCGTGTCGTCGACCAGAACGTAGTGACCCATCCAGGTCGGGATCGGCTGACCGCCGTCCGAGGGCTTGATGTAGTCGATGAGGTCGAGGCCCTTCATCACGCGGTAGGTGTCGCCGTGAACCAGGACGCCAGCGAGCTCGTCCTGATGGTCGCCGAGCTTGGCGATGGCATCGAGGAACGAGTCGGCGTCGAAGTTCTGGGCAGCGCCCGTGAGGCCGGTGATGTCGAGGACGTTGCCGGACATCGAAGCAGCGCCGAAGGCACCTTCGAGCGTCTTGAGGAGCGTGGTCTGCTCCTGGCGCACCCACCACTCAGCGAAGAGCGTGGCGATGGCCGCCATGGGGTCAGCGCCCGCGAGGTCGCCCGACAGGTCGGTCGCGCCGAAGACCTTGGCACGATACAGCTTCACCGCGACGTCCTGCGAGGTCGTGATGTTGTTGATCGTCAGGTTCTGCGTGTCGTCGACCACTTCGTCGGAGCCGGTCAGGTCCTTGAAGAAGGGCATGTTCACAGTCGTGCCGCCGAGCTTGTCGCCCAGAAGCTCCGACATATCTGCGATGATCCCCGACTGACGCAGACGCGACAGCTGGGCCGTGCGCTCCATAACATAGTTGTTAAAGAGGTCCGGGACGATCATGTTAGACAACCGAGTTTCGGTCATCAAAATTCTCCTGAATTATCTGGAGGCCGCGAGCTCACACCTGCGCCTTGAGCCGGTTCGCGAGCGCGGGGTTCTCCCGCTGCAGGCGCATCTGCTCAGTCAGGTTGAGGCTGTCTTTGGCCCAGGGGTTTTTCTGCGGAGCGCCGCCACCGCCGCCCGACCCCTTGGGGTTCGAGCCGGATCCGGTGGTACCAGTGCCTTCGAACAGAGCGCTGAAGTCCTGATCGGCCTTCAGTTCCTGCACGAGCTCTCGGATGCCCATGTCTTTTCCGTCTTTTGTCAGACGGACCTCACCGTCCTCATCGAGGACGCGAACGTCGTACTTGCCGTTCTCCTTGACGAACGAAAGCTTCTGAAGAACGTAGGGAAGGAGGGGCTTGACCCGACCCTTCTCCTCAGCGATGGCGGCCTTCGCGGCCGACTCCATGAGGTGGACCCGGAGAGTGCTCTCCATGTCCTTGAGTTCCTGGTCCTTCTTGGAAATGGCTTCCTGCGAGGCCTTTTCCAGTTCCTTCTTGATCTTCTCGATCTTTCCGGCGCTATCGCCCTTCTCGTCGATCAGCTTCTGGAGCTTCTCGATCTCTTCGGCGTGCTTGGCCTCGATCTGATCCAGCTTGGCTTTGACTTCATCGGGGGAGTCGCCGACGTCAGCCCAGGACTTCGCATCGCGCTCAGCGTCCTTGGCCCTCTTGCGTTCCTTATCGATGGTCTTGGCGAGCTTATCGATCTTGGTGAAGAGGTCTGCTTCGAGCTTGAACTCGCCATCCTCTTCCACGTAAAGCGCACGGTATTTCTCGGGGACCGCATCGAGCGCGTCCACCGTCAAGGGAAAGTCGAACATGGGGTGTTGTTACCTCTACGGGCTTCGCGCCCGCGGTTCGCAACTGACATCGCGTCAGAGCATTGGGTTGAGAGAGGACCTGCCGTCCCATCGCGGAGCGGCAGGATTTCTAGGGGACCACGCGGCGTGCCGCAGAGCGTCCGTTAGGCCGCAGCCGTTAAGCCGCGGAATTCGGTTAGGTGGTCAGGGTGCCGTTCGTGTACAGGATGTTCCACTTGGCGCCCGTCCACTCGAAGAGAGCGTACTGGTCGACGGTGTTCATGGTAAGCGCGGTGGCGCCACCAGGCGTCATAGCCTTGATGAGGCCCTCTTCCAGATTGGTCATGGTGAAGGTGATACTGTCGCCAGCGATGCCCTTCTCCTTGAGGATGACCAGCTTGCGCTGGCCAACGTACTCGCCAGCAGGGAGGACGACGGTCTGGGCCGTTCCTGCGCCGCTGGTCTTGATGTAGGTGCCGTACTCACCAAGAGACAGCGTGGTCGGCGAGGCGCCCGTGTAGGCCCCGTCGAAGACGGGCGCGAGGCGGCGCACGTCTTTCCGACGACCAGAAATTCCAAATTTCATTCGAGGATCTCCGCGAGGAAACCCAGCGGAGCCTTGTCGGCCCGATGGATCTCATTGCCTTCGTGATCGAGAATGCCGGTGAAGACAAACTCGTCAGAGTCGTAGACGGTGAGATCCGGGACATGAGGGACGGAGTCGTCGTCCCAGTCCTCAACGTCGAATGCTTTCGGCTTCTTCACGACGTAACGCATGCGAAACCTCCAAGAGGTTACGTTGACGGGTTTGCGTTGTTCGCGATCAGCTGAAAACTGCCATCCTCAGCGGCGGGGTCACCCCCGCCAGCCCTGGCGTGCCACTCGATGATGCCGGGATCGGCGGGGGCGCTATCCCAAGTCGCGGTGAAGACACCGCCACCGGCAGACGTCATGGGGATGGTAACAGTTGTCCGGACCCCGGCGTCTTTGTACGAGACGTACAAGTTCGCGGACGGCGGGGCCATTGGCTGTCGGTTGATGTCGAGGAACGAAACCTCGAAGGAGATCTCGTTCCCCCTAGCGAAATAGAGGCTCATGCCACCAGCACCTCGACCGTTGGGGCTCTAACTTTCATAGCGATGGTTGGAGCCTTGATGGAGGCCCGGACATACGGAGCCATGACCTTGACGTAGGCGAACTCGGCTCTCTCACCCCAGCCGCATTTCAGATCGGCGGAGATGCGCATCGAACAGCTGAGAGCGTAGACCTGAGTGGCGTCCGCGGAGATGGCCGCAGAGGCCGCCAGGGACGCCGACCTGGTCCACTGGAACGTCTCCAAGCTGGAGATGTTGCCAGAGGTTGCCAGGGACGCCGACACACCGCGCGAGCGCGCGGCATTGGTGGCCGCAGCGGCAGCGGCCGACATAGCGGCCGCGACGGCCCGCTTGGCCGCGCGTCCGGACGTCAGAGCCGCCGTGGATGCCAGGGCAGCGGACCGCCCACGCGAGCGAGACGCCACAGCGGAGATGGCGGCTGTGGTTGCCAGCGCCGCGGAACGGCCGCGCTTCCTGGATCCGGAGGCCGCCAGGACCGCAGATGCGGCCAGGGCAGCACCCCGGGAGTTCCCCACGGAGAGTGAGATCGTTGCCGCAGCGGCCAGGCTTGCGGACCGGCTGCGTTTGGCTCCAACCGTCGCCGCAATGGCAGCGGTGGAAACCAGGGTCGCGTAGGCGGGCCTGCGCGCCGCCGCCGTCACCGCCATAGCAGCCGTGGCATTCACCGCCGCTGAGGCGGGGCGAAGCCGGATGCGCTGGGCGCTGAGGGTGGCTGTAGCCGTCAGAGCAGCCGTCCGGGGACGGCGCGCTCCGGCGGCGGAGGCGAGCGCTGCTGTTGCCGTCAGGCTGGTGGAGACCGCGCGCTTGACGGTGCGGGCGGCAGTTAGGGTTGACGCCGCCGTAATCAGGGCCGTGATGCCGGACGCCGCGAACACCCACATGGTGGCCGCAGCCGAGAGGGCCGCGGTCCGGGGTCGCTTGGCACCGGCAAGGGCTGCAATGGTCGCCGCCGTGGCCAGGGCGGCTGTCCTGGCCCGCTTCCTGGTGGCAGCCGCTACTAGGGTAGCCGCGCCAGAAATCGCCGCAGAACGAGGCCGCGTGGCCAGGGCAATCGACGTCAGGGTTCCGGATGCCGCGATAGCGGCCGATCCCGGCCGGAGCCGGATGCGGGCAGCCGCAAGCGTAACCGTTGCAGCCAGGGCCGCAGAGCGGCCCCGAGACCTAGTGGCCGTCGATGCCAGAGCAACCGTTGCAGCCAGGGCCGCAGACCGGGTCTTCCCGGCCACACCAGTGGCCACCACAGAAGCCGTCGCCGCAAGGGCGGCGGCGGCGGGGCGCTTGCGCTGGGCCGTACAGGCCACAGTGGCGGTGGTCGCGAGAACCGCCGTCCGAGGACGGCGCGCTCCTCCGGAGGCCACGATCCCTACGGTTGCCGCAAGCGCTGCGCTGCGCGAACCGATCTTTGTGGCGGCCGTTACAAGAGAAGCGGTGCCAGACAGCGCGGCACTTCTCGGCCTCGAAGCCCCGCCCACAAACAGCTGTGTGAGAGCCAGCGACAGGGTGGCGGAGGCGGCCCGCTTAGCAGCGCGGCCCGACGTAAGGGAGGCAGTGGCCGCAAGTGTCGCCGAGCGAAGGACGACACGCAGACCAGCTGCAGAAACAGCAGCGGTGGCGGCAAGGGCCGCGGTACGTGGACGGTGAGCACCGGTAACAGCGGCAATAGCAGCCGCAGCCGCCAGGGCTGCGGTTCGACCGCGAGAGCGGGCGCCAACGATGTTTGTGGCGGCCGTGGCCGCCAAAGCTGCGGTCCGGGGACGCGTCACTCCGGCCGTAGCGGCCAGGGTTCCGGACGCGACAAGGGCCGCCGTCCGGGAGTAGGTCGAAGCACCAGCGCTCGCGCCCATCGACAGCGACGGCAGCGGAGCCGGATACTGCGAGCGACCACCAAACGCTGTGGCCGCAACAACCTGCGTTGCCGTGGCCGCCAGCGCCGCGCTTCGCGCGCGCTTGACGTTTGCGGTCGCCGATACAGTAGCGGAGGCGGCAATGGCGCCAGAGGCCGGGAAGGTGCCCGTGCCTTGCGCAAACTCAACCTCAACAAAGGTGACCCGGAGCTTGGCGGGCTCGGGAGAATTGGCCGCCGCTGGAAGGAGGGGATCAAAGAACCAATTGCTCATTGCTCCCCGTCCCTATTAAGCGACTTTCCGAATACTCCACGAGATTGCGCGGTCTGTTCCGGTTAGCTTTTTTAATGTGACGTCCCACCCGTGCATCAACACAAGAGACGGACTCACGAAGTTCGGCTCGTTGCCCTGAGCGTATCCAATGATGGCATAGAAGACGACGCGCTGGGTGCCGGTGCTCTGCACCTTCTCCTTAATCTTCAGCTCAAACGTCTCGGTGTTCGTGATTGCGTTGCAGTCCAGCCAAAGCTGGTACACGCCGTCATCCGTGACGCTCTGCAACGTGCCGGTCCCGGACACAAGGCTGATTTCCGTGGTCGAGATCGTGGCCGATCCGGCGTAGGCTTCTGTAATGGCCATAAGCTACCTCAATAAACGCCGTAGAGCGCCACATATTGGGCCTCGGCCGTTCCGGAAAACCTCAGGCGGGCCTGCAGGGCCGTCCCGGCCGGGATCACGCGCCATCGGCCACAGCCGGTATAGACGTTCGAGCTCTCGTTGGTTTCGAGGCCAGCCAGGAACAACTGAAGGCCGGGGATCAGGGTTGATCCGGATCCAATCTCAATGCTAGTGGCCCCAGCGTTCTGCGTCGTGTCGGCGGCGTTCGGGCCGCCGTGCTGGACGTAAATGTACCGGAACTCGTTGGTGTTCGTGCCGAGTGACGTGAAGGTCCCGTCTGCCGTGGTTCCGGGCGTAATCGCTGTGCCCGCTGAGGCGGCAGTTGAAACGCCAATCGCTTCCACGCCAGCGCCAACCCAGCTATCCAGCTGCGATCCACCAATGAGGTTCATGATCACATAGACGTTGTCGGAGACGATCAAGGCTTGGCTCTTCGCCGAGATGCGCGATCCCTTCGGAATACGCAGAGGGAAGCGGTAAACCTTCGGCATGCAGGCGGTAGCAGCAATCGTGCCGCCATTCGCCAAGAGGTTCGGGATCAGGATCTGCTCAGAACCAGAACCGCCGATGTAGATGTTGAGCAGGGCTCGACTGTCAGTGGCTGCCGTTTGCACGCCGTGGCAGATGATCTCGACCCACTCCGTATCGAAGGAGGTTGAGGCAAAAATCTGCGTGAAGGTCGATCCGAGGGTGTGGGCGGTGCCACCGGCCGTGACCAGTGTCCCCATCGTGGCTGAGGGCCGTCCCGACCAGTTCGTCTCGAAGAGATCGTTATCCGGGGTCGGGATGATGAGGGCCATTATTCCACCTTAACAGCCGGGATGTCTTGCACTTCGAGCTCAGCCTGCTTCAGGCGCTCGACGCGCTCCCATTCGCGGGTGTTCGACTTGACGTTGCCGATGAGCTCGATGGCCAGGCGGTCGATGATCTCCTGCGGAGTCATGTCGCGCATGCCACCCATGCCATCGTCCACCTGGCCATACATGGCCGAGTAGGCGGTGAGGATGCGGCTCATGTCGAGGTCGGCGATCTCGAATTTCGAGGTGATCGCGCCGAGCGGATAGTCGACTTGAAGTCCAATCGTTGCCATGTCTGCCATCTCACTCGCCGTCTGCGGTCTTCATGGATCCAGTGCTCTTGTACTTTTCCGGCAGGGTCAGAGACCCAACCACGCCCAGCTTCAAGAGGTAGCTGGTCTCGCCGGGGTACTTCTTGGCTTGGGAAGTGCAGAAGGCCTTGGCGGCGGCTTCGTCGGTGTAGAGGTTCGGGTAATCCATGCCGTCTTTCCAGACGGCCCAGAAGGTCGGTTCCATAGGTGCCTCACGTATAGTTGGCGCGGAGCTCGATGAAGAGATCGGTGAAATCGGTGATGCTGTCGAACTCGCCCTGCGAGAGCGTGTGCGAGTACGTGGTCGGGGTTGCCGGGACATTACTCTCCGTCCAGGATGCAATCTGCGTCGTGCCCTGCAGCAGCCGGGCTCTGAGCTCCATCGTCCCCGTGGCAACTGTCTTGAAGCCGCGGTACTTCACGGTGAACGGCATGGCCGGGGTCACGGAAGGATTGGAGAGCCTAATCTTGCAGAGATCGTTGACGGGATTTGCGGAGGACTCGATATAGTCCGCATCGCTGAGGGAGGTTTCGTCGATCACCTCGTAGAGGTGGGTCGCCGTGCTGGTCCAGGCTCCGTCCGTGTCATCGGCATCCGGCCGGATGTAGAACATCGGGAGGCCGAGTGGCAGGAAGCGGCGCATGTCACACGATCCCTAGGTTTGGATACTCCCGGGGCGAAACCCAGTTGACGGGCGGGTGCGGGCTGACGGGAGGCCTGGAGTTCATCGCCAGGGCCCTCGTGGTTCTCGGGAGGATCAACCCATTTGGGGTTCCGTCCCGGAACGGAACGTAGAGCCTCACCGAGCGCGCGACGTGCGGGATTGAGAACGGTCCATTGAAGGCGATCTGCCGCAGGAGCGCGTTCGAGATATACGCATCGGCCCCGAAAGGATCCGGGTCGAGAGCGAAGAACTCCGCAATATTCAGACGCCCCGTTGCGCTGCTGTCCGTCCCCAACTGCATGTAGGTCATGGCGGTTAGGGTGCCCTGGGCTGTTGACCCGACCCCCTGCGTGATGACCCCTGCCTCTGAGATGGTCTGCTGCCGAACGCCGGTCGGCGGGTTCCAGCGGCAGAGCGAAAAATACCACTGGCCAAGAGTGAGGGCGAGGTTAGACCCGCGAAAATGCAACGCATCGATGGTAGAGCCGTTAAAGACTTCCCAGTACAACGAGCTCTGCGGGTTAAGGTTGATGTTGAAGTAGGCGTTGGTGCCGCACTTGCCGGACAAATGCCACTCGTAACCAGCGGTGGTCGCCATCACCCTGAACCAGCCACCGAACACAACCGGGGTCGGGAAGGTCAGGAACGGGGCGCCATCGAGCCTCCAGGCCCCATATCCTGCACCCGCAGGCGGGCCAGTCCAGATGCCCATGGCTAGCTCTCAAACTTGACGGGGGTGTACTTGATCTCGTGGTTGCCGCCCGTGGCGTGAAGCGCCACGCCAGTATTCTGCACGACGTAGATGCCCCACTTTTCCGGGACCACGCCACCGAACGCCTGGGCAATCGAAAACGGCCCGAAGGTGTAGGCCTGGTTCGAGGTTGCCGACGTCGGGATCACGGTCAGAAGACGCATCAGGCTCTTGGCCTGAGGCGTCAGGTTGGCGTCCGTTCCGGACGCGCCACCGCAATAGGACGTGGCATCGTAGGACCCATAGGCCCAGACCTCGATCTGACGGTCCGCGGTCGGAGACGTGCCTGTGGTGATCTTCCCGCCGACCAACGCGTCGATAGCGTCGGCCCCGGCAGAGCCATTGTTGACGGCCGTGCTTTCGCGGCCAGCCACCAGGTTCGTGTCAGAGGCCAAAGAGGCCAGCGTCATCGTCAGAGCTACGGGAGTTCCGTAGTTGGGAGTGGCTGTCGGCATCGATCACCTTTACGGGGCGCGCTTGCGGCGCAGGGAGCTTCTCCAGAACCAACGGCGGAGACGTCTCAACATTTTCATGGAGCACCTCAGACGTAGAAGACGTTGACGACGACCTCGTTTGCGGCTGGGGCTCCGGTATCGTTGTCGGCCAGGCCCGTAGTAGCGGCGACCGAGATGGCTGTGGAGAAGTATATGCCAAACGGCATGAAGACGTTGGCCGACTGGCCAGCATCCAGGCACAGCGTCATGACCGGAGTCGTGGTGCCAACCGTGACGTTGGCGGCTGTGGCGTTGTAGAACTTGATGTAGCGCTTCGCGCTGGCGAGGTTGGTGATGTACCAACCGTAGACCGCACCGGCAGAGCCCTTGATTTCCTCTTCCGTCTCATCAAGGTCGAGGGACCGGAAGATAGATAGGCCATTATCCCCGGCCTGCCCGTCGATGCCGGGCACGGCCTTGAGTCGTGGGTAGTGGACACTCCCCACGTCGTCCGATGCGAAGGTGGAGCCGCCGGACCCTGCGTTTGTCACAAAGTTATCGGCCATCATCCAACTCCAAGGAGGACCATCAGCTTGCGTGTTGTCGTATTTGCATCTGCCGCATCAACGCCGATCCGCAGCGGGTACATATAGTATTGGTTGTCTGGTGTCGGCAGGGACGCCGGGAAGCCGCCTGACGTGTAGTCAACCGGCTCGTAGTTGCCATCCGTGATCGAGGACGTCATGGCCTCACAAGACCAACCAGCGGAGCCTATGGACAGAGCAAGCTTATAGCTGGCGCCGCCCGTCAGGGTGGCTGAAATCGGGGCGTATTGCCAGATGTTCACGCCGCCGTTATGCACACCCGTAAAGGCTGCGCTTTGCGCGATCAGCGTGGTCCCGGCCGAGTCATAAATGGCGATGCGAAGGTTGACGGGGGTGGTGCTGATCGCGTGGCCATAGGCCCCGCACACGGTCACCGCTTGCGATCCAGAGCCAGGACAGGTGTAGGTCCCCCACGCGGTATAGCCGCTATCATTGTTGGCTTGGGTGCCAGGTGTCCCACCGAAATATGTCGGCTCGGCCTTGATCTCCAGCGCGACGGCCGCAGATAGATACCCGGACGTGAGGTCATTCCAAGTGACGCTTTCTGAGGTCGACCCGGTCCGCGACTGCGAGTGCGCCGTGTAATACTGCTCATAGCTGCGGTATTGCTGCGTCCAACCTGTTCCGGTTGTTACTCCACTGTCCGACGTCACGTCATTGTAGGCGAAGCCCAGCACGTAGCTTGCAGACACCGGAGCCGACGAAAGCGTCAGGGTCTCAGCGCCGGAGTTGCCCCCTGTTCCAGAGTAAAACGAGGCCGTTCCACCAACCGGGCTTCCAGGATTGTGACCCGTAAATTCAAAGATCTGGACTTCGTAGCTCCAGGCCGAAAGCCCGCCGCAGTCGACCGTGACGGTCATGCTGGCGCCGACTGTCACATGGGCCGTAAATACGCGAAGGCCAGCCGCCCACGTTCCCGACACAGCCCCCTGTGCCTGAACACGACTGGTCCACGTCAGGCCACCGCCGGAAATCGTAATGTTGTCGGCGATTGTGGGCGTTTGGAAGTTGTCTTCTTCCACCATCACCGCAACGACCAACAGCGAATTGTTGGCGGGCGTAAAGGAGGCCGTAGTGTAGGAGCCAGTTCCGTAAGCTGTCGAGCCTGTGCCTGCTCGCTCCTGCAGCTTAGCCGTCAGCGCGAGAGCCATATCAGCTCCTAATCAATGGTGGCGATCAAGGCATCCAAGACCGTCCTCAACCCGGCTGTCTCAGCAGAAGAGAACTGGCGGCTGACCGTGCGTCCGGAATTGTCGCCAGCAAACTGGGTGACGAGAAGGTAGCCACTGCCGTCCTTCGGGAAGTTGGCGAGCACCCAATCCCTCACGGCGTCAACCGCAGCAATCATGTTGCTGTACTCGGTGGCGACGTTGAGGGCCGGGTCACCGACCTGTTCCTGGGCGTAGGCCGCAATGCCAGTCAGCCCGGCAACGCGAGACAGCACGAGCTTCTGATCAGCCAGGTAGGTCAGGAGGTCGAGAACCGACGCGGCCGGGATCGGCCCGGCAGCGCTAGACGTCTTCAGGCTCTCGGCGCGCTGCTTGATGCCGCCCGCGGCATTGCGAGCAATGCTCCAGGCTGACGCAAGGTTTTCCTGCTTGGTCCCAGAAGAAGATGGGAAAGCCATTGATCACCTCTGTGAAATGCATGCCAACACCGTCGCCGGATCGACGGCATAGGGATGCAGCCGGGGCGGGTTTCCCCGCGCCCGGCACATGACTGACCCAGGGAGCATGCAAGCAGAGGCCGACCCTAGGTTTATCTCATTAGGCCTGGGGCTCTTCAGCCGGAGCCTCGACGGGGGCCTCAACAGGGGCTTCCACAGGAGCCTCAGCGACAGGCTCGGCCGGAGCTTCAACCGGGGCTTCCGGAGCGGCCGGGGCTTCAGCCACCGTATTCGCAGCTACGGCTTCAGCGAGGCTGTCGCCATACGTGTCGAGCTCAGCCGTGAGCTTTTCGAGAGCGGCCACATCGGCGCCCGAGTTGGCGGCCTGGGCGACGGCCGAGGCCAGCTGTTCCTTCAGACCCTTGATGAGGGCCACGGCGGACGACACGACGTCGCCCTGCTCACGCACCTTGGCGGTGAGCACTTCCAAAGCATAAGACATAGAGTTCTCCAAGAGAGTGAGGCGCTCGATCAGCGCGTCCAGTTTCGTGTGCGCGTCTTCAAGACGTTGCTGCGTTTGCGAGGGTCCGAAGATGAACTCGAATGGGGTCATCCTCCCTCCTATTATACCACAGGCACTCGTCAGTTATGAGACGCAATGAATTTTAGTCGAGGGTGATGTCGAGAGCCCCAGCAGCGATTGTGAGACTATCGCCGACGTTGATCGTGACCGAGGACGACAGCGCGCCCTTGGCGAGACAGTTGCCAGCCGAAACAGCGTCCCACACCGAGACGTGGGACACGGAGCCCCAGTTCGTCGTGGTGTTGGGGCCGAAGGTCAGGGTGCCGGTGTTCGAGGCTTCGTTCGAAGCAATGGTCCAGGTCGCGGACTGGCGGGCATAGCCGTTGCCGGTCAACTCGCCGACGTTGCCGACTTCAGTCGGGTCCGCGGTGTGCAGGGCCACATACCAGGCCGTGGGGCGGGTCGCGGCAGAAGCCGTGAACAGCCAGGTCATGACCAGGTTCTCAGCGTAGTTGGTAAACGCTGTCATAGAATTTTCTCCAAGGCCGCCTGCAAGGCCACCAGGAGCTCTTCAGCTTGGTCGGCGTTCAGGCAAAAACTGAAAGGCATCGGCCCACCGTCGAGGACGAGGTCCACGGTGTCCGAGCTCGAAATCGTCAGGGACCAGCCGTCGAGGTCGACGGTCCGGTAGAAGGGATCTGTCATGGGGTGCGAGAGGCGCTGGAGGGGACAACGCCCCTCGCTGGGCCAAGATGGCAAGGGCGCCAGGCAACGATCCTGGACCTGGGGTTTTGGAGACCCCAATGCTGCCAGTTACACCACGCCGATGCAGTAATGCTGGCGCCAAGACTTGGCTACACTTGTGCCAGTCTGGTAATAATATATCAAATGACTCCCTGAGTCAAGTAATTTTATTGCGCACGCCAGTATTCGGCCACTACTGCGACTGCCTCATCTTGAGGTCGAGGAGCGAAGAACTGTCCTTCGACGCGCTGGCAGGCTCGTTGGACCGGATATTGGTCCGGCCCTTCTTGGCTGCCTTGTTGCGGGCGTTGTTGATCTCGCCGAAGGTGTTGGTGATGTCGGTCGCCTTGTTGGCGTTCTTCTCGGACTGGGTCAGTTCCACGCCCGGAAGCTCTGCCGACACAGTGAAGGGGATCTGGCCGTTCTGGAATTCGTAATCCAGCTGGGCCTGCTCCTCGTCCGGGTCGAAGTCCGGGGCCAGGGTGCCGCGGCGCTGGAGCTCTTCCCAGAAGGTCCGGCGCGAGATTTCGCCCGTGATGCGCGAGCGGATGAGGCTGTCGACTTCCGCGGTGTCGCGGATCGACAGGTTGAAGTCGCGGTTGACGTGGATTTCCTTGTCCGGGGTCGGCTCTCGGCCCAGCCAGCGCTCGGTGAAGTCGGTCGCCCGGATGAGCGCGTCTTCCAGGTTCATGGCCAGGACCTGAACAGCCGAGTACACGCGTGTCTCGTCGAGAGCACGCGAGGTGGCGGTGACGTTCTGGTACTTCCCGACGATGGGCTGCAGACCAAGGATCCGCATCTCCTCCTTCAGATTTTCGAGGTCCTTGCGTCCGGCCTCGATGGCATCGCCCTTGGGCTCCACGTAGTACCACTTGCCGTCCGACTGCTCGGTGGTCAGGACTCGCGAGGGGCCGACCGTGATCTCGGCATCCTGCATGGTCGTCCCGGTGCCGGAGCAAGCCAGCATCGGGAAGCGGGCGAAGGACAGGATGTTGCGCTGGTCAGAAGCACTCTGCCAGTGCTCGACCTGCTTATAGGCCAAATCGATAAACAGGGGGCGGACCCGGAAGCCATTGAGGCGCTTGCCGCAGAACACGGGGACGACGGGGACTTCCTCGGTGATGGTCATGGGGCCGGAGTCGACCATCTTCCACTCGCCCTTGTCCTTCTCCCAGATTTCCCACTCTCCGGGCTTGTAGACGCGGACGCGCTCGACCACCGTCTCGACGTATTCCTCGTCGATGCGGGTGATCGTCTCCTTGTAACGGAAGTGGTAGACCTTCTCGCGGTCGCCCACGATCTCTGTGTAGCAGGCCAGGACGTCATCGGCCTTGATGAGGGTCCAATACGGCCGAAGGGCGGCATCGCCCTCGGCCTTCAGGGTTCCATCCGTCTCGTTCTTGGAGAAGTCGACCAGGATAAACGCGAGGCCCATCAACCCGCCGTCGTCCATGGTGAGGCGGCCGAACTGGGTGATGTCATTCCCCACGAGGTCGATGTTCTTGAAGAGCTCCTTGATGTCGTCATCGACGTTTTCGCCGACAAGGATGTCCTTGCGGAACGGCAGGGAGACGGCGTTGCGGACCGCGTCCTCCAAATAATTGGTCAGAACGGACCGCTTTTTCCGGTTTTCGTAGGTGGTGTCGCTCTCCCCATCATACTTGGGGAGGTAGGTTTCACCTTGGTTCCGCATCTCCGGGGTCCCGCCCATGATCGAGCGGAGCAGGAGCCAGTCCTCGCTCATAGCGCCGAGGTCGGAGGCAATTTTTGAGGGGTCGATGGCCATTTACCACACCATGGGTAGGGAGCCAGCGCCGAAGCGGGCTTCCGCGAGTTCATTGAAAGCGTCGGACAGCGCGTCGACGATGTCGTCGTGGCGTCCGTTCGGGAATGTGCAGATCTCGCCGTAGACCTCTTCGTTCCACGGAGCGCGGAGCATCAGGACGTTGCCGTGCTCGCACTGGGAGGCGAAGGGACCGGCGCGCGTCTCCTTGTCACCAGAGACGCGATTGCTTTTGACCCGGTAGCCCATCAGGGCCCGGGTCAGATAGGAGGCTTGGGCTTTGCCCGCGGACCCAGGGTCCTGCGGAAGGATGACGGTGGTCTTCTTGCCGTCGAGGGCGGCGGTCGCCTTGATCTGGCGCTCCACTTCACCGGGGGTGGCGCGGAAGCGCTGGATGTCCTCGATGTAGATCCAGCCGTCCGGGTCACGAGACATCAAGACGCCGACCGTCCAGTCGGGGTCAAAGCCCGTCAGAGATCCAGCCAGGTCCCAGGCCCGAACACGCACGCGATTTGGAGGAAGCTGCTCACAGAGCCGGATCCAGTGGCGCTTGAACATGCCACCTTCACGGGGCGCTGGGCGCTGCTGGACCTGTCCGGCATAGGCGTAAGAGCCCAGGCTGCGCCGGAGCTCTTCGATTTCATCCTTGCCGATATGCGACGGCCAGAGAAGCTCACCGAGCTCCTTCCGGGGGTCATCCTTCCAGGCGTAGGGATGGAGCGGCTCGAATTCTCCGGGGAGACAGAGGTGGGTGTACCCCAATTCCTCGGCCAGGATGTACCCGGACACGTCCCGCTCATGGACGCGCTGCATGACGACCACCATGGCACCGCGCCGGGGGTCGTTGAAGCGGGTCGGGAGAACCTCACCGAACCAGCGCACGGTCTCCTCTCGGACGGTCGGAGACTCGGCCTGCTTGACGTTGTGCGGGTCGTCGACAATCAGGATGTCGCCGCCTTCACCCGTGGCCATACCGCCGGTCGAGGTGGCAACGCGGTACCCACCCTTGACGAGGTCGAAGCGGGACTTGGACTTCTGGTCCGGGGAAAGCTTGATGCCGAACTGGCGCTGGTAGATGGAGTTCTGCACCAGCTGCCGGGTTCGCAGAGAGTCACGAAGGGACAGGCGATCCGAATACGAGGCGCAGAGGAAGCGCGCGCCCCGACCCACGGTCGGGAGCGCGTACCCATCAGCCCCCATCATGCCGTCCTGGATCCAGGTCCAGGCGGGCCAGAAGACGCTACAGATGAGCGACTTCGCGTGACGGGGCGGGACGTTGATCAAAAGGCGACGGATCTCGCCGCGGTTCACCGCTTCGAGATGGTCGCAAATCGCATCGATGTGCCAATTGCCCCGGAACTCCCGAGGCTCAATCCAATTCCATGCCCAAGGCAGGAAGGCTCTGAGGCTCCGCTTCGCGAGCGTAGCCTGGACCTTCTCAAGAGTTGAGGCGCGGAGGCTTGGCGGAATTGAGGCCAGCAAGTTCCCGTTCAAGCTCCTGAAGCTCCTCTGTCGTCGCCGTGGAGAAGTCCTGGGTCTCGTCCGGCTTCTGAGGCGCCTCCCCCTTCTCGACGTAACCGCGCTGCTTACCCTGGGTCTTCAGGTAGAAGATGATGGCGGTCATGTTGCCCTCCTTCACCTTCTTCAGGAGTTGGCTCTCCGCGAGGTCCAGGGTCTCCTCACGGGCGTTGATGATCAGTTCCTGGAGGTTGGGGTAGCGGCGGACATAGCCGTTGATGGTCGTGCGCGAGCATCCAAGGATCCGCGCCGCGTCCGCCTGCACACCCCCAGCCGCCACGAGGGCTTCGGCCACCTGCTCCTGGGTGAAACTCTCCCGGGAGTCAGAGCGCGTGCCCTTCAAGTCGTGCTTCCAGTTGACCGTATTCTTTGCCATGGCCTGATATTATACAGGAAGTATACGCATCACGCAACAAAATTACGCTTGACAGGACGCCAGAGTTATTTTCTTGCGATCTGCGGGGGCGGGGCTGGCGCCTGCGCGCAATTTGTGTATACGTTACCATATACGGAGGGACCCAATGACAGCACCGAAGACCAGCCCGGCCCTACTTGAAGCGCACAAAGCGCTGCACGACGCCATCAAGCACCTGGAGGAGGTCTCCGGGGCCACCATTGCACAGATTTTCCTGGAGGACGGGGACATGCTTATTGCCGCCGACTTCGACACTGAGGCCGAGGCTATGGCCTTTGTCTCCATGACCAAGGGTGGGAACTGATGACCACCCTGATGGAAGCCTACCAGGAGATCGGGGCCTATCTGGGATCCAAGATCGACCACACCACCCCCTATGTCCTGGCCGCGGACATCGCCCAGTGCCTGGAAGAGCAGTTCCAGGACTTTCACCTCCAGCTGAAGGTGGAGCGGAAAGATGACGGGGTGGCCGTCACCATGGCCATCAACCCGGACTACATCCTGCCCTTCCTGCAGGAGATCCGGAGGATCAAAATGGAGGTCACCAGCCTCCAGAACTCGTGGGGGTCGCCATGATCCTTGCCCACAAGCATTTCATTGGCCGGTTCGAAGTCATGCACCCTCCAAGGGAGGGTGAGCGGGCTTTTACCGAAAAGTGGTTCGAGCGGCTGATTGAGGCCCAGGGAATGGAAATCCTCGAAGGGCCCCATGCCCGCTACCACAAGATGCCCGGAAACCGCGGCTGGACCGGGACCTGCATCATCACCACCAGCCACGTTGCTATGCACATCTGGGACGAGGTCTCTCCGGCCCTGGTGATGCTCGATTTCTACACTTGCGGACATCTCGACACCCAGAAAATCCTGGCCGCCGTCGAGGAGTTCAACGTGGTGAAGTCGGATTGGTGGGTTCTGGACCGGGAATTCACCATCGTCCGGGTCGGAAGCGGTGGGGATCGACCCTGGGGAGGCATGGGTGGCTGAAATTCTCTCCAAGGACGAGCTCGGGACCCTCATCGAGATGATGGCGACCCAGAAAGCAGCCCTGGACAAGGTCCAGGGGCTGCTGGACGACCTCTATCCGGGTCTGAAAGCCAGCTATTCGATGGCCGGGATTGCCATTTCCGGTCCCCAAACCCAATCTGAGAGGTTCTTCAAGGACCTCCGAGCCTTTACCGCCAGTAAAAATGGCGAAAAACCCGTATCGGAGCACTAATGAACATCAAATGCCCGGTTTGCGAGGGGAGCGGCAAGACGTGGACCGAGCCCCGCGATGCCTACGAAGGCAACAAGGGCCGCCGCCTGGGGTATTGCGACTTCTGTGATGGGGGCGGCGTCATTTCCGACGTCTACGACAGAGGAAAGGCCGTCAAAGCCTACTGGGAAACCCTCCGGAAGCTGGAGGAGACCCGAGAGCTCCGGAAATCCGCCCTGGCAAAGCTCACTGACGAGGAAAAGGAGGCGATGGGATGGAAGTAACCACAACCAAGCAGGCGACCTCCAACGTCAAGATTGGGGTCCATCACATCTCCGCAAACGTGGAAATGGTGACTTCCGACAGATCGACAAGCACCGCAGTCACCATCTCCACACCCGGAGCCAGGCTTACTGTCCCTCTGGATAGCTGGAGGGCCATCGTCACAGTCGTCAACGCGCTCATCGATGAGGTTTCCCGTGCTTGATTTCGGCCTCTGGGCCGTTCCCGCCATCATGTCCGCCCTCTTCTTCGCCATGGCGATCTGGATCTCGGCCCAGTTCGACGACGACATCGGCTTCGGCCTCATGGCCCGGGTCATCTACCTCGGTATCGCCACCATCTGCTCGCTGTCGGTGTGGTGCATCTACTTCGCGGTGACCTGACATGAGCCCGGAAGAGTATGCCTTGGCCATCTACGAGTGGCTGGAGAGACGGGACCTGGTCAAATCCGGGAAATTCGCCAAGGAGCACGCCCTGAGCGGGATCACGGCCCTGGTCATGAAGGCCACCAATGAGTCCTACCTGCGCGGCATGGAAAACTCCTTCACAAACCCGGAGGGTTGATGCTCGAAATCATCGCCAGGGCCATCTACGGGGCTGCCGATGGGGCTGCGTCCTGGGAATGGCTCCAGAAGCACCACCCGGAAGACGTGGAGATGTTCCGGAACCGGGCCTCCGCAGTGCTCCAGGCCATCTCTGACAACGGCTATGTGATCCTGAAGGCCCCCTACCATGTCTACTGGGGACCCAACCCATCCAAAATGGATGGCCCCTCCGCCTCAAAAGAGGAAACCCCATGATCGCTGTTGCCATCAAGTTCTATGATGCGGACGGTGTCCTGATGGACATCCGCCCCTGCATCTTCGACCGCTGGATCAACATCCAGGAAGTGACCATTGCCCCTCCCCGGAAACCGGAAACCGTCCTCGTCGAGGTAGACGGGGTGGATATGTTTTTCGCCCCCCTCCAGCTGTCTGATTTTTCCCCTGGAGCGGTGGTGAATATCCCAGTAGGGGGCATCACCGCCAAGCCCGTAAATCCAACCTCCCCGGACACAGCATGACCAAAGAAGAAGCCATCCAGATCGTCCAGGAAAAAGCTGCAAGCCTGCACAACGCCGCCTGGTCCATCATCTCGGTGGATGGGGTGCTGGTTGCCACCATCACTTTCATCCCAACCCGGACCGAGAAGGCTCTCTCCGAGGAAGAGTGGGAGAAGTGGTGGTCCCTCAGCGAGAAGCTCTTCAGCAAGCATGTCGGGAAGCCGCCAGGGTGCTAGTTGTTCAGCTTCTGCTCGTACCAGAAGTCGACCGTCTTCTTCCGCAGGGTGTCCCTGCAGTCCCCCAGCGAGACCTTCGGTCCGCCAGCGCAGTCAACCCAGGTTCCGCCAGGCAGGCGCACCTTCCCATCCCGGACCGGCCCCGAGGCCGTCCGGGTGCTGGTTTTGCTGGTCGCCGTCACGCAAGACTGCTTATGGCAGCCCAAGATCATGGGCGCAGCAGCCGCTGGGGTAGCAAAGGCAAGTGCGAGTAACAGTGCTATGGTCTTCATGGGTACCTCCTGGGGTATACATGGGGAGGGGGACCCGGACCGTCCAATTGATATACCGGGGTACACTGATAGAATTTCCCGATGGGTCCCTAACAGGCCCCTACCGGGGGACCCATCCCACCAGAAAAAGGACACCCCTAATGGGCCACTACTCGTCTGAGCTCCCTGACTCAGGTCCCTGCATGTGCAGCAGCTGTCGAGCCGCGAGGCAGCGGGCTCGTGAAAAGGAAGAACCCGTAAAAGAGGGACCCATCCCTGAGAAAAAAGGGTAGGGGGTATGATACCAAACGTCGGATATAGCATCCTCATGCCCGACGAATGGCAACAAGCCCGGACACTCCTGTTGCAAGTGCAAGTGCTCTTATGAGGATTGTGTTGTGGGGGTGGCACTGATGCCGTCCGCACCCTGAATTTCCGTATGCGTCACGCGAACAAACCATGAACACGATCACGTTTCTGTGATCCAGATGTGAACAGAGAATAATAATCCCCAACGATTTCAATAGATTGAAGTAATCAGAGTTCACAGAACAGACATAAGTCAGGGTTCACAGTAGAACTAAGCTATTGACAAGTAAAAGAATAATCAGACATCAGACAATCATGTAGGCGGATGGGCATGGTACGTCCGGAGCACACGGATGATACCAGGTAGCAAGTCCGGACCATGGGGATAGGTGACAGTCAGGGATTGAGACCGATCCGAGCCAAACAAATCAGACAAAAAAAATAAACAATAGAGAGGGCCGGACCGGGTTGGCGCCCGTCCGGCGATAGTCGCGAACCCGGACTAGGGCGGCGAGAGAGGGGAGCGGAAGCGGGAGGCGTTTGCTTTGTGGGGCGGGGGATAGAGGGTCGGCGAACAATCCCCCCACAACTGTTACACAATTCCGAGGCACACGGATGATAGGCAGTTGGGGCGGGTTCGTCCGTATCCTGACCATTCCCTATTGCATCCCATAGGGCGGGAGTCTGTTCCGGGTTCCGGGCCGTGGGCGACTGGATAGGGGTTGGACGTGGCCGGGGGGATTGGATTAGGGCCGGCGCAGCTATCCCGGGTAGGATGACACCGGGCGGCTATTTTGGGCGGTAATTCTGTACGGGATTGAAGGCGGGTATAAAGAGGCGTATATACAGGGTGCAGCAAATCACAGGAGGCAAAGCAATGTTACGATATAACATGAAGTCGGCGGCCGATACGATCCGAGACCGTGAACGTATGCGGATGATAAATTCCGGGCGGCCGGAAGTGCTGGCGCTGTTCAGCGATGCCGATGGCATTAGCGCAGCGTTGAAGATTGCGGCCCGTTCACAGTATGCCCGGGCACTGGATCAAGCGGGCGATGCCCGGCGGTGGATGGCCACGGCCACGGGCCGGGAACGGGAGCAAGCCCGGGTATCCTGGCGGTGGAACATGGCCGTTGCCCGGGGCAACACATGGAATGAAGCCCCACCGCCGCCATTGCCATAGGCATCAAGCCCGGTTCGCCCGGGCTTTTTGCTAGGTCAATCGTCAGTGTAAGGATTGACAGGTGCCCAGGTATTTGTTGCAAGTGCAAGACGTGCATTTATCAAGGAAAGCGATCACAAGGACGCACACGGATATGGGGCGAACACGGTTCAAACGGCGAAAAACCAAACGAAAACAACATCACGAGTTCGTGATTTCACGTGATTAGAGCGGTATCAACGGAAAGCGTACTATTCATTTTGTCGCCCGGTCATGGGCGGCGGCGGACCGATCCGGGCTAGCACCGGGTCAGCCGATAAACCCAGGAAAGGGAACGCAATGGCGAGCCACAACAGGCAAGCGCGGCGCAACCGGAGGGCCGGGACCGTAACGGGATGGCATAACAGCCAACTGTTCCGGGAAACGGTCCAGGAGGTGCGAACCGCAACCAATCAAAACGGCATCCCGTGGGAAGTCCGGCACATGACGCGGCACGCCGCGTCCGGTGGCGTGAACCCGCAAACGGGCCGTGAAGGTAATGTTCACGGTGGATGCTATGTGAACGCGGATGGCCGGTTAGTGAACCGGGAGCCGGTCCGGATTGAGGGCGGGCGGGTCATAGTTAAGAGACCGTCCCGGCCGAAACCAATCAAGAAAGATCAGATTACGGACGGGTTTGTCGGCAAGGCCTATCGGGCCGCCGACACGTTGAATGTTTTTACCCGGACCGTTACCCCGGTCCGGATCGTCCATGGCCGGAAGGCGAAAGCCGCCGCCAAGGCGATAGCCAAGGCGCGGCGCAAGCTGTTCCGGGCGGCGGCATTGGCCGGACGCCAGGAAGCGCGGGCAATCGAACGTATCCGGAAGGCCGGACTTAAGGCCGAGACCCGGGCGAAGATTGAAGCCGCCCGGAAGGCGGCCGGACCGCGTCCGGTTAAGCAATCGGTCAGGCCAAAGACAATCGGCACGTTGCGATTGAAGGCGAACGAAATCAAAACCGACCTATCGGCCGGGATTTTGGCATTGGAGGATCTTTGACCATGACACCGGAACAGAAGCAGGAACGTATGGCCGCTATCCGGGCCGTTGCCCGGGACTTTTATGCGCGGCGGGCCGCCATGAAGGCGGAGGCGCATGACCGACTAATGCGCGGGCAGTCGGCCCGATGCCTGACCGTGGCCATTGGGCAGGGTCCGGCCATACCCTATCCGGACGTTCACCACGGGTTGGACGTGGCCGTGGCCTACCATCGGGGCATCGGGAAACGGTGCCCGATTTACGTGGCCGGGATTTAATCCGGGCCGGGAGTATCGGGCGGGCGGCTTTCGGGCCGCCCGTTTTTTTTTGTGCGCTGCATCGTACAACGCAACCGCGAGATTGCGTTGCACAATGTTGCGTTCACGGATCACGGGAATGTGATCCGGGTTCGGAGCGTGCATCGCAGCATCACGAGAAAGTGATCCGTGCCCGGAGTGTGCGCCGCACAATAGTCCGTGGACGTTTTGTGCGCCGCATCATCACGGAAAAGTGATCGGTGCCCGGAACTTCCGGGTTCTGAAAATCGACAAATCCGAATTTTCCCGGCGGCACCTCGGCGCCTCGGGTCCCACTACGCGCGCGTGCGCCTCACGTCGTGCGCGCCCACTACGGGCGCGCATCATGTGGAGCACACCCATGCCTTACCATGTCTCGGTCGTCCATGTCACCCCTCGGGGGATCACGGGCGACTTCCAGGAGTTCGCCGACTACAAATCGGCCGAGACCTTCATGTATGCCCAGCGCATCCATGGGGACGACCTCGCCAAGCTGATTGACCTCGAATTTTCCCCCGACGATGGCGACCCCAGCCTGATCCAGAGCCTTAACCTGGAGACGGCGGACTACATCGCCTCGCGACAACTCTGATCTCGCGCCCCTCCGGATTGAGACCCCGGAGGGGGCCAACTCTCGCGACCTGACCGACTCTCGCGACGTGGGCGCCTCTCGCGCTCACCTTTCGGGAGTTATTGCCATGCGCGAACACCTCGTCGAACTCTGGGTTGAACGCCAGATGGACCGCCTCGATGAGCGGTACATGGACGGCCTCATCTCGCGGGAGGAATACGACAGCCTCGTCCGGGGTATCGACCTCCAATCCAAGGCCATGCTCGCCGGTTCCTCTCTCGCGTGATCCGGGCGGCTCCGGGGGTCCAAACCCCGGAAGCCCTCGCGAAAAACAATTTGCCAAGGCGGTAAGTCCCGCGACGGCCTGCCCGTCTGACTTTGGGAGGCAGGGGTGATCGGTGCTTAGGTGCACGACCGGACGGCGCGTCTCTTGGCAAACCACCACAGCGCGGCCCTCGCGACGGGCGCACACGTAGGGTGTGCGCCTCTTGCGGAGGCTTAGCTATGTTTAAGCACACTCGCATCGGCGGGCTTCACACTCTCGCCATCGGACGCTGGCGCATCAAGTTCTGGCGCCTCGCCCCCACCCCCGCCTACATCCCCGGCGACCGCGTGTTCCATCCGGTTCCGCGTCATGCGCTGGAACAGTAAGGCTCTCGCCCTTGCCGCGCTCGCGCTCGCGAGCCCGGCCGGGGCCATGGACTACCGCGCCGCGGACGAACTCTCGCTGAACGTGGTGGACCTGCGCGGCCTTCCGGGCCCGCGCTTCCCTCAGGACATCGTCCCTTGCGACGACGACGACACACCCGGCGACACCTGCAACTGCGTGGGTGGCGACGAAGACCAATGCGACATCGTCCCTTGGACCGTGTGCGGCGGCGATCTCGATTGCGAGATCAAGTCCCGCTCGCCCTGGGGGTGGAAGCCTAAGCACTGACGTTCCCTCGCGGCATCCTCGCGGTGCCGCGTAGCAACCTCAGGAGGTTCCCATGTACGAAGTCCTCGTGCGGCTCGCGCTGTTCACGATCTCCGCCATGGTGTCGTTCACGGTCATCTTCTGGCTCGTGATCGCCATCTTGGCCCTGGTCTCGCCATGAGCCAGATCGATGAAGAAGCCAAGGCCGTTGTCGCGGCCCTTGGCACTGGAGGCGCGGAGCAACGCGCCAACCAGTACCTCAACACCAACAACGCCCGCTTGCGGGCACTTGGTGCCGCCATCCTCAAACAAATCTACGGGTGACGCATGAAGCTCCCTCGCGTGGATTGCCGCTACGGCGCCCCCATGGGGCGGCCGTCGCGACCGAACCCCTATTCCGATCCGGTTGATACCCTCGCCCCGCACAAGCTCTACCTCTCGCGGGTCGCGATTGACTCCGGCGGATACGACGAAGGCGGGGCCTACTGGGGCCTCGGACAGCCTCTCTACTGGTATCGCAACGCGGAGGGAACCATTGACGGGTTCCTGCGCGCGCCTTGGCGCGGCGGTGCGAAGGCCAAGCTCCTTGAACTCTATCCCGCAGCAACCTTCTACAGGTGATCCATGAAGCTCACGCAGGCCGAGTGCCTCGATCTCTTCGTCACTGGCCGCTACGCGCTCGATGCGGCCATGGTGGCGTACTACGTGCCGGACGATGACTACCTCGCAGCCACCTGCACCCGCGAGTTCGCGCGCCTCTACGAGATCGTGGAGAAAATCCAAGCCGCCCGCATGGCGCGCTCCAGTGACATCGCGAACGCCATCGCGTCGGCTCTCTTCGTGGAAGCCCCCATCGACTTCGAAGTGACCTGCGTGGACCCCGGCCGCGAACGGTTCGGCTCTGACCACGGCCTGTGATGTTCCGTGGCGGCACCTCGCGTGCCGCCTAGCAACCTCACAACGGAGGCTCGCATGAAGTACGGCTGGAAAAATACGCCAGTATTTGACCTCATCGGCAAAACCATCGTCTCTATCGTGGATGATGGCGATGGCCTTAGCTTCACCCTCGATGATGGCTCTCTCTACTGGATGGGCCACATGCAGGATTGCTGCGAAAGCGTTTACCTCGAAGAGACCATCGGCTCGCTCGATGACCTCATCGGCTCGCCCATCCTCGAAGCCTCTGAGGAGAACTCAGACGCAGGTGAAGGCATCGACGGCATCTCGATGTGGACCTTCTACAAGTTCGGCACCATCAAGGGGCACGTCACCTTGCGCTGGCTGGGCTCCTCGAATGGATACTACAGCGTCGCGGTGGACTTCCGTAAATCCCCGTAACCCTCATGCCCCTGTCGTCTAGTGGCAGGACATACGGCTTCTCGGCTGTGAAAGGCGCGGTTCGACTCCCGCCAGGGGCGCCAACTCTCTCGGAGGATCGCATGACGCGCGACGAATTGCTTGAGAAGTACGGCGACCTGCGCCTCGGCTTCCTCTCGTTCAAGGACTTTACGTTCCAGTTCGATGGCTGTGCGCGCGACTACACCACGATCATCGCGTACTACGGCGGCTCTCCTGCGAAGCTCGCAGACTTCGCCTTTGAGGATCAAGACACGCGCACCCTGCGCACCTCGATGCCGTTTCGTGTGGAAGTCTGGCAAGGGAATGGCCTCGCCGCTGACTTCTACTTCTAATCCCTTCCTCGCTTTCGTCTAATGGCATAGGACGCGCTGCCTCTCGGCTGCGAAATGCGTGGTTCGACTCCCGCAAGCGAGGCCAACTCACTGCCCCTATCGTCTAACTGGACTAGGACGCGAAGCCGCTCGGCTGCGAAATCGAGGTTCGATCCCTCGTAGGGGCGCCATCATGCCTTGTGTGTATACACAGGGAATACTCTCACGCAACCACGAGGTGAATATGGAACTCCGCCAGAACACCAAGCTCACCAACGAGGACGCCGTCAATGCGTACTGGGTGGCCCTCTTGCTCCGGGCTCTCCCGGATGATCTCCGGGATCGCCCTCTCTCGGACGGGTATCCCTCGCCCTCCGGGGTCGCGGACATCATCGAGCGTCACGTTGACCTCGATGGCCTGACCAGGCACTTCAAGATGCTCGGCTACTGCAACACCATGCTCACCCTTCCGGGCGAGATGGCGCGGCACCACTACACCAACTACGGCGCCCAGTGCGTCAACCCCATCTACTTCCTGCGGCGGGAGCACTTCCTGTCTCCCGCCTATGACGGGATTTACCACGCCCTCCGGTATTCCGAGGCAACGAACTGGTTCTCCGAGCGCGAGCACGCCAACAACTTCCACGAAGTTGGCGACCGCATGGACTGGGAAGCCCGCGAATACCTCCGGCTCCAGCGCCAGTATGCGTCGGTGCCGTGGGACATCAGCCTCGACCGCATCCCCGGCCACTTCGCGCACATCTCGACGCAAGACCCCACCAAGGTGGCCTACACGCCGAGCGAGGAGTACGGGAAACGCAACCGCAAGATCACCCTCCGCCCCGGACGGTATCTCAAGCAATTCTACCCGCATCTTTCGGACCCTGTGATCGCCAACCTCGTCGGCGATATGGGCCGGGATTACGCGGAATACGAACTCGGCTTCGCCGTCACGGCCGAAGAGATCGAGCGCGTTTACACGCGCGGTCCGAGCTCTTGCATGTCCAAGAGGCGGGACGTCTATATGTCTTGCGTCCACCCCGTCCACGTCTACGGCAACAGCGACCTCCAGCTGGCCTATCTCAGGCTCAAGAAAGAGGACCGCATCACCTCGCGCGCTCTCGTATGGCCGGAGAAAAAGGCTATCGGCCGGGTTTACGGCGACAGTCTTCGCATTATGAAGATGCTCGGCGACCTCGGCTACACTCAGGAGGAGTCGGACGGGTCCGACCTCATCGGCGCGAAAATCCGCCGGATCGAGGACGAGCGTTACGATGACTGCCTCGTCATGCCCTACATCGACGGCACCCAGGCTTATCGCGAGGTCAACTCGGAGTGGGTCGTGATCGCCGATAGCGGCGATGACGCCTGCTACCAGCACGGCCTCAATCGCGAGGACCCAGGACCTCGCTGCACCTGCGAGCGCTGCGAAGAAAGCTACGACGAAGACGATATGTATTGCGTCACAGTCGGCAGGCGCGAGTCAGAGACGTGGTGCAACCACTGCCGTGGGGACCATGCGACTTGGTGCCACAGGTCCGACGAATACGTCGCCGACAACGTGGCGGGCGCGGTTCTCGTCAGAACGCGCACCCGCACTCGCGGATACGAGGAGGTCATGTGGGCAACGTGGCACATCGAAAGCGACACCTACTACTGCGACCGCCTCGACGCGAGAGTCGATGACTCCGTGCCTAGCTACGAGATGGAGAACGGCGAGACGTGGTCCGAGTTCGCCTTCCGCGAGGACGGGATCGAGATCGACGGCAAGTATTACGACAAGGCGGACATCGCGAAAGAGCCAGCCCTTGCCACGTCTGAAGCAGACGCCTGGTCCGGACTGCACGGCGACCTCTCGCCTTCCAAAAGCTGGCACGACCTCTTGATCGTTGCCGCCTACACCACGAACGCATGGGAACGCTCTCGGTTCTCCGATGAGATCCGAAAAGAAGATCTAGCCAGGGCCCTCGCGGCCTAGAAAGGACACAATGAAACCCGCACACGCGGACTACGAAGCGCTCATCGCCATGCTCCTGTATCGCAGGCCGCATGGCTCCAACTCGGAGCGCGACTTCATCAAGCGCTTCATCACCTCACTGGGTGCTGAGTGCGACAACCAGGGCAACCGCTACCTCAAGATCGGGGACAGCCCTCGCATCCTGTGGTCAGCACACACCGACAGCGTTCACATCACCGCTGGCAAGCAACGCATCGCCCTCAAGGGAACCAAGCTCAAGCTGCACCGCGAGGAGAAAGAGTCCAATTGCCTCGGAGCGGACAACGCGGCCGGGGTCTGGATGCTGCGCGAGATGATCCTTGCCGGGGTTCCGGGCCTCTACGTGTTCCACCGCCAGGAGGAGACCGGCGGCGTCGGTAGCAAGTATTTCGCCGCGCACAATCAACACCTCTTGCAAGGCATCGAGGCGGCCGTCGCCTTCGACCGGCGCAGGACCCAGTCCATCATCACCCACCAAGGGTGGGGCATGACGGCCTCGGACGCCTTCGCCCGGAGCCTCGCGTTTGCTCTCGGCATGGATCACAAGCCGGACGACGGCGGCATCTTCACGGATACCGCCAACTATTCCGACATCATCGCGGAGTGCTCCAACGTCTCGGTCGGGTTCGTCAACGAGCACTCGCGAGACGAGACCCTCGACGTGGAATACCTCTTCAAGCTCCGCGATGCGGTCATCAACGCCGACCTCTCGTCGCTCATCATCGAGCGCACGCCCGGCGATGACGGCTGGCACAATTCCTTTCGGAGCTACAACTCCCGGTTTTCTGACCCGTATGATCGCGAGACGATGTCCCTCACGTCGGGATCGCAATTCGCGCGGCTCCGGGAGCTTGCTCGCTCTCGTCCCGACGACGTCGCGGACTTCCTGGAGATGAACGGCGTCACAGCTGAGGAGATCGAGGATCACATCTGGTCCTCGCTCGGCTACTCGACCTACCCGTCCGACAAGCTCTCGAAAGAGGAGATTGACGAGGCCGCACGATGATCGCTGCGCTCGGTTACTTTCTCCTCACGTCATGGGCGCTAGGTGCTGCGTGCGCTCTCTTCATTCTGTGGAAGTCGCGCGATGGACGCGATGTCTATGCGCCGGATGACCCCCTCATCCGGCGCGGCAACTTCCACCTCATCCAGGGAGGCAAACATGACGGAGTGCATCGGAAGAAGCACGGCTGAACGCATCCTCGAACTCAACAAGCAGCACGACGCCCTCATGCTGGATGGCCAGTACGAGGACGCGGCTAATCTCCGAGAGCGTGTCCAAGAAGAGCCTCTCTCGGTACTGGTTCGCACCGGCTGGTTCTCTCCGGGGCAAGAACACGAAGCTCTGCCGGAGGAATACGAAATCCTCCTTGGCACCGGAGGCCCGGCGATCCGCATCGTCGGCGAACTCACCGAATTCCTCGAACCCTGCACCGCTCGCCTCCAGTGGCAAGACTGGTGGAAACCATGGGCTGACGTTGTCGTCTCGCAAGAAGAGGAAGACGCCATCCTCTGGTACGCGCAACAGTTCTGGTTCGGAGCATGACATGACCAGCGCCGCGCATCGCCTCCGGAAATACCGCCGCAAGAAACAGCGCGCGAAAGACCCCGCCATGTTCAACCGCCTCGCCCGCCTCTACTGGCGCTACCACCACCAGGTCTACGGGCCTGTCAAATCTCTCTGGGAGCATGACGCGCCATGAAGCATTGCTCTCGCTGCGTTCACGTCGGGGAGACGCTCTGCGATCCGGACATCGGCTGGGACGACTACGGCCTCTACGAATGCACCTGGGATGTTGTCACGCCATTGACCTGGCAATGGTGCCGACGCGAACGGATTGATGCGCGCGGTGAGTTTGCTGAGACTTGCCCTTGCTTCGAGGAAAAACCATGAACAACGAACGCCTTGCCGAATACAAGAAGCTCATCAGCCTCGCGCAAGAGGCGCTCCGGGCTCGGGAGCTTCTCCTCAGCATCTGCGTCAAGATCGAAGACCTCGAACCCGATGGCCTCATGCCCGGACACCCGGCTCGTAACGTCTGGTGGCGGACAGCAACCAGCCTCAACGATGCCATCTCCGCGTTCAGCATCTACGACGCGCAGGCCATCAAGGACCACATCGAACAACTGAAGGGAGTGAAGGAATGACCAACACCCTCGACAACTACGGGATCGCCGAACTCGCGGACGAGTTCGGCTCCCTCAACGAGATGGCGAAGGATCTCGAAAAGCGGATGAAGCAACTCCGCGAAGAGATCCTCGCCCGTCAGGTTCCCGTGCTTCTCGGCCACGACTACACGATCACGGTGGCGCGCATGAAGCGGTCCGGGATCGACAAGGACAAGGTGGTGCAGGAGTACGGCCAAGAATGGTGGGACCTCCGCACCAAGCTTTCGGAATACGACCAGGTCACCTCTCGGAAACGGGACAAGGAGGCTGCGTGAACGAAGAAACAGAGTTCGTTCAAATGGTGGCAAAGTTAAACCCCGATGAGATCGAGACCGACCTCCTTCGGTCTTGGCTGCACTACCTCGTCGATAGGGCCCGGAGGATTGCAAAATGAGATACAGCCTACGCCGTGAAGGCGACGGAGCCGGGGACAGCGGACCGATGTCTCGCCTCCTGTTCGGAGATGACGCCGAGAACCAAGGGCCCCGCCCCAAGGTTGGCTACGGGATCGCCGTTGGCTCTCCCTACGCCCGCACCTACCAGGCGCAAGACTGGTGGCAGACCTCGATCATCACAGAAATCCTGGAGGAGACGGAGACGCGCGTGCGCTTCCGGACCCGCAACAGCATCTACGTCTGGGAGGCCTTCTGATGGAAACCATCTACGTTGAGACCGTCTACACCTTCAGCGCCGCTGAGGCTGTGGAGCTTCCAGAGGGCAAGACCTGGAACGATGTCCGGAGCTACTACGTGTGTTATGGCGTGCTCCATCTGCTCTGGATGGACGGCACCTCGACAGAACATGACCTGGACGGGCCCGCGCTCGAAGACCAGGACTGGAAGACGCCGGATGAAGCATCCGTCTATGCCGCCGGACCGGACGGGTCCCCCGACTTCACCGTCGCCATCGGCGTTGATGGCCACACCCTCACCGTGGGTGCGGCGTCATGAAGGGCAAGCTCTGGTGGACCTTCGAGGACACGAAAGACCTCGTGGACTGGGCAACCGGCAAGGAGATCGAGATCGTCCACGTCCAGCGCCAGAAAAAATTCCTCGGGCGAGGCTATCTCCTGCACGTCACCTTCGAGGTCGACAAGGCACGCGCCCAGGAAATTCTCGGGCTCGCAGCACCCCCAGATGAGGAGGAATGGGAATGAAAAAGTTCCGCGTGATGTGCCTCAAGGACGCCTACGTCGAATACACGACAGAGGTTGAGGCCGACGACGCCGCACAAGCCCGCAACATTGCTCGCGACTACAAATACGAGGGCAAGTGGGAACGCGAAGGCGTGCGCGAATACGACGAGACCATCTACCCTCTCGACGAGGTGGAGGAAATCAAGTGAAGCCCATTATCCCGGCCGTTGGCACCTACGGCCTCAGCGCCGACGTGGTGCGCACCATCGTGCAGGACCTGCCTGAGGATCATCCGGCCCTCAAGATCATCTGGGACCTCACCAGGGATATGTCCTCGCCGGAGGGCTATGCCTTCCGCGAGAAGGCCTACCAGCAATTCAACGATGACGGGGTCATCGAGATTGATGACCTGCCAACGATCTCGCCCTCGGACAATGGCGCCTACGTCCTCGCCTGGGTGTGGGTCGACAGGGAGGAAGAATGACCGCAACCATCCACATCGACATCGACAAGGTCGGCGAGTGCGTCTGCGTCTATGTCGCGAGCCCGGACGGGCTCGAAGACCACGAACAACATGACCAGGTCTTCTCGTGGTCTGACCCGGAAGACGATTACGGCCTCGCGCAAGCCCTCGCTTCCGCGGAGGCCTACGCCAACCGGCTCTCATGGAGCCTCGGCTATGAAATCAAGAAAAACTACGGAGACATCACATGACGGAGTTCGATTTCACGCCGGAGGAACTTGCGGGCCTTGAGTCCTCCTCCAAGGAGGCGCTGCCTGTCGGGGCCTCTCTTGCCGACATGGCCATGACGCTAGCGCCCAATGGACTTGGGGCCATGACATCCCTGGCCGTCGCCCTCAATCTCGTCATCCAGTTCCTTTTCAAGGAGGCCTCCATCGAGATGCAGCGCGAGGTGCATAAGAAGTTCATCGACCAAGTCCTCGTTCCCACCTTCGACACGGTCCTCACCGTAACCTCCAAGCCGAAAGGAAACGCATGATGATCGAGACAGGCCAGGCCAGCGCTATCGCGCTGCTCTACTTCTGGGTGATGTGGTCCCTCGTGTCCGGCTTCATCGCCGTGAGCAAAGGCCGTGACGGCCTCCTCTACTTCGTGATCTCCCTTGTGATGTCGCCACTGATTGGCCTGCCACTCATCATCGGCCTCACCGACAGGAGCAAGCGATGAGAGTGGAGACCATGACGGCGGCGGTCATCTCGACCGGCCACATCAGCCAGGGCACCGCGAATTGGCTCGACGCTTGCGACCCTGCACACTGGCCCGTGTCTGGAATGCGCGGCCCCTATGGCTGGATGCTCTACTGCAATCCAGAAGCGGCCGACGACACCTGCCCCGACGACCTCAGAAAGGTCATCGACTGGGGCGTGACGCACGGCTTCCACTGGGTTCGCCTCGACCAGGACGCGGATCCCGCTGAAGGCCTCGCCACCTACGATTGGTAGGCCTATTGCGTATTCATTTCGCATGCACTATAACGTCAACACAAAGGAGACACTATGAAACGCGGACGCAGCATTGTCGAGCTTGCCACCGAATTGGAGCGGCAAGTCGAAAGCAAGAAGGACTACGTGGTCTCAACCGAGCACGTCCGTCCGGAGATCATCGACGGCAAGATGGGCCTCGTGCTCGCCGAGCGCGAGCACGTCGGCGTCAACAACCATGCCCATGGTCAGATCTCGGAATATACCGGCATCCCCAAGAAGTATTACGACAAAATGCGTGCCGAGGCGCCGACACTCCTCGCCACCAACGTCGATGTCTGGTTCAAGAAGAACCCGGCGCCGCGCATGATCCGGACACTGGACGGCAACGCTCGGGCCGTGCTCTCGGATCGCTACCGGCCGCTGGAGAACTTCGACCTGGCCACCGCTGTCCTCCCGATCATGCGGGACCGGAAGCTGGAGATCCTGTCCTGCGAACTCACCGAAACCAGGCTCTACATCAAGGCCGTGGACCCGCAGATGATGCGCGACATCCCGACTGGCCATAAGTGGGGCGACGGGACGCACACCATCTTCGACACGCTGTCTCCGGCGATCATCGTCTCGAATTCCGAGGTTGGGGCCGGGGCTCTCTCGGTTCAGGCCGGGGTCTACACCAAGGGCTGCACGAACCTGGCGACGTTCGCCGAGAAGGGCATGCGCAAGTACCACGTCGGCAGCCGCCATGACCTGGGCGAGCAGATCATGTCCATGCTCTCCGAGCAGACCCGGAGGCTCACCGACGCCGCGCTCTGGGCGCAGCTGCGCGACGTAGTCACCGCGGCCTTTGACGAAGCCAAGTTCCAGGCCTCGTGCAACGAGATCGCCGGACTGGCGCAGCAGAAGATCGAGGGTGACCCGCTGCAAACGGTGGACCTCTCGGCCAAGACCTTCGGCTGGACCCAGGAAGAGAAGGGCTCCGTCCTTAAGCACCTGATCCAGAACGGAGATTTGACGCGGTATGGGCTGTTCAACGCCATCACCCGGACCGCGGAAGACCTCGCTGACTACAATCGAGCCAGCGAGTTTGAAGTGATGGGCGGCAAGCTCATCGAGCTCAACAAGAACGAATGGCGTCAACTGGCGGAAGCCGCCTAACAGGAGACCACATGATTCGTGCAAGCCTCGACCCCAAGATCGCCGCGCGCATCTCGAAGAACATCCGCGCCCTCCGGAAGCAGCGGGGTCTGACCCAACTCGACCTCAACAAGAAGACCGGGGTTCCTCAGGCCGTGCTGTCGCACATCGAGAACGGCCGCATCAAGAACCCCTCGCTCAGCTTCGTGCTCCGGACCGCCAAGGCCCTGGGCGTGACGCCGTCCGAGCTCACGGGCCTCCGTCTGTGAGAAAGCGCGGGCTTGTCCAGTACCTACCTCATGGCAAGCCCGTCCCGCCTGGATGGGTGCTCTCGGATGACCTCCGGGGCACCCACCACGCCCACCATGCTGTTCTGATAGAGAAGATTGACGATGAACCAGCCGACTGGGCCGACCTTCACGACCCTTGCTCCCCAGACCCTCTCCGACCTGATTGTGGTCGGGATCGAGAACTCGGACTGGATCGAGGAGATCCGGAAAATCAAGGGCCTGAACACGATTGATCCCTTTTACGCTTGCCGGGATTTCTGGCGCTCGCCCTTCGAGATCGAGGCCTGGGCCAACGGTAAGCACGTCACTGTCGACTTCGACGACCTCTGCTCCGCTCTCCTGACGGTCGCGGAGAAGCACCCCGACATCCTCGCCACCTTCGAGAAGGGGAACTTCTCGGCCCGGCAGGCGGATCGCTTTGTCCGGCTTCTCCTCCTGGGGGAGGCACCCAGAGCATGAAGGGTCTCTACACCATCTACACCGACCACGGCATGGCCATCTGCGACTTCAACGTCCGGAACATGCGACTGGCGAAAGCCATGGCCATCACCAGGGTGGGCTCAGACCACCTCATTGGCATCGAGCGCACCAAGCGCGCCGACATCGAGTGGGCCTACGCCATGGGCGCGCGCCTGCCAGAGAAGGCCTTGAAGATCATAGGGGTATCTCATGGATGACAGCCCCAGCCTGGAGGCGTTTGGCTACACCTTCGAGGTGAGCGCCAAGGGCTTTGACGACCGCATGGCCGCGCTGGCTCGCGGCCTCATCGAGATCGACCGCGTGCTCACCTCTCTCGGCCCAGCCAGGGTGAAGGCTATCCATCAGGCCGGGATTGCCGCCGATAACGACATCGATGGCATGGGCACCACCAAGGAACTCGTCGCTCTGGAGCAGGCGGGTATGAAAGCCGCCGGGAGCCCCAAGGATGCGTTCATTTGGCTCCGTGCTATCCACAAATAGAATTGCCGAACGTATACACAGGGAGTAAGATTAATGTTCTGGAACCGGACTCACACTGTAACCCAGGGAGTTCTCGGTGACATTCGAGAGAACGGGGGGCTAACGGCTAAGTCCTTGCGCGCGCATGTGGAAGATGGGGCACGCTTGTGCGTGCCCATCGATCCGGGTGTCTCGCCCTGGCTGGTCCCCAAGACCTTCGAGCTCTCTCAGAAGCAGGCGCTGGAACTTCTCGACGCACTCGACCAGAGCGGCCTCCGGGTCACCTACGTTGTGCGCTCGAACGGGACCATCGCCCTCATCCGGAGGGAAAATGCTGAGCCTTGTGATGACGCTGTGCATGATCGGGGACCCACGCCGCTGCCGGGACTACCCGCTGACGATAGCTGACGAGGGCATCAGCCCTCTGACCTGCATGATGGCCTCGCAGCAGATCATCTCGCAGTGGGCCTCGGAGCATCCAGGCATGACCGAAAACTGGTTCATCAAGCGCTGGAAGTGTGAGTTTCAGAACGGAAAGGACATCTGATGGAGACGCCGAGCGACAAGGCGCGCGTCTGGTTTCTGGGAGTTTTCTGCATCGCCGCGGCGAAAGAGATCCCACATGGAACCGCATGGGCCGGGAAAATTCTCGGGGCCTGGGAGCCACCCAAATCCTTCAAGACCCTGAGCGACCTCGCCAAGGTCTACCGGCGCCCGCTCTACCACCTCCTGGCCAAGGAGAAGATCCACTTCAATCCCAGCACCAGGATCAATGCGATCATGACTGGGGTCCGGATTGTCGTGAACCCGGTCCGAGCTCGGCTGACGCACAGCGAGCAGACCTGCGTGCGCGAGATGATGGCCTTCCTGGAGCCCACCCTCCTCGAAAGCCCGGACGAATGCCAGGAAGCGGTTCACGCCCTGGTGCGAACCGTTCTCAGGGAAAAGGATACCTCCGTTGCAGCCTAGTGATTTCCAGCAGCCCGTGCTGCAAGCCTTGCGGCACGACGTCTTCCTGTGCATTGACCGGCACGGCCTCGACAGCGGCAGCGTCATCAACGTCCTGGCGGACGTGATGGCGCACTGCCTCGGAGCCGCTCGGACCCAGCGCGAGCTCAACAACGCCATGATCGTCGTCACGGACGTGATCCGGCGCGAGTCGGAAGAGATCTTCCGGACGAAGTCGAGCCTTCTCGTGATGGAGGAAGAATAGATGCCCAGTCGCCCCGTCACGGACGAAGAAGCCGTGCTCATGGACACCCTCTACGAGATGGTGGTTGCCGACCTCAACGAGGCTAAGGCCCCGGCCGATCTCGGGGTCTCGGTTCTCCTCCGGATTATCCTGGAGGTGCTGCAGCGCCAGAACCTCTACGGGTTTGAGGTGTCCGTGCAGATGTTCATCCTTGGCATCCAGGAGGAGGTCAGGGCCATGGCCCTTGAGGCGAAGAAGAACGCCCATTAACCTGGGGCCATGCGCCCCACAAAACCACCGCGTCTGTATCTCCGGAAATCCGGCCTCTGGGTCATCCTCGACCAGGGCCGGGAAATCCGGACGGGTTTACGAGATCCCGAGTTGGCTCAGGCAGCCTTAGCAAAGTACCTCTCCGGTACACTCCGGGACATCCTCAAAGCCCACCTCCGCAACCACCCCACCAAGACTGACTTCGGTCAGCACATGGCCAAGCCCCTCATCGCCTGGTGGGGGGATATGCACCCGTCCGACGTGACCGAGCGGACCTGCCGGGCCTATGCCCAGCACCGAAACAAGAAGCCAGCCACCATCCGGCACGAGCTTCAGTTCCTTGCCGCCGCTTTACGTCCGCGGGGGTCGGAAATAGCGGGATCTTGGAAAATCTGGATGCCACCCAAGCCGGAACCAAGAACCGGCTATTTCATGACCCGCGGACAGGCCGCGGCGAGATTGCGAATTGCGCGCCACAGGAACCGGCACATCTGCCGCCTGATCCTGATCGGCGTTTACTCCGGAACCCGGCCTGGAGCCGCCCTCGGACTGTCCTGGACCCCTAGCCCAACAGGATGGTTTGACCTCCAGGCCGGACTACTCCACCGCGGACGCGAGATTTCCCCGAATAAGCGAAAAGGGACGGCCCGGATACACCAACGGCTCCTGGCCCACCTCCGCCGCTGGAAGCGGCTGGACCTCGCTGCCGGGATTGAGCACTGCATCCACCGCAAGGGGGAGCCGGTGAAACGCGTCCACAAAGCCTGGAACTCCACGGCTCTGGCCGCCGGGCAAGGGCCTGACGGCCCCCATATCTGCCGCCACACCTGCGCGACTTGGCTCTTGCAGTCTGGCGTCAGTTACCACGAAGCCTCAGGGTTCCTCGCCATGTCAGTCGAGATCCTGGAGCGAACCTACGGTCATCATTCACCCCTGTTTCAACAGGCCGCGGCGAGGGCTCGCGGCCGCTAGGAGGCCGCATGTCCAAGCTCAATGCCGCAGTCCGCTGGATTGCCGAAAACGACGAGCCGACCGAGCTCGACCCCTTTGTGATCGCCGAGCAAATCAGCGTCCTCCTGGTCGCCGATGTCTGGGGCAAGGACCCCGGAGAGATCGCCATGGGCGTCGTCAATTTCCGCTTCAGCAGAGGATGAGTCATGCCACGCATCTATACAAGCCGCAGCGATCCCATTGACCTCTGCAGGTATTGCTTCCCGAAGACCGAGACTTTGGCCTTCCATCGCTATGGCCACGAGGGTGACGGCCCGGACGGGCGCGGCAACTGCTTTGGCTATGACGCCGAGCATCCGGACTACGTCGAATTGCTGAAGCGCTGCGACAAATGCAGGAGAATTCTGGAGTCGGAGGACAACTGATGACGATGAGGATCGTGCCCCTGAACGGAAGCCAACCCAAGCTCACCAATGAGCAGGCCCGGGAAATCCGGGACAGCTACACCGGCCGCTACGGCTGCCAGCGGCGCCTCGCCAGGCAGTACGGCGTCAGCCACACCTGCATTCGCAACGTCCTCCGGGGCAAGACCTACCGGCACATGATCCGGACCGGGGAGAAGCTCGACCTCACCAGCACAGGACGGAGGTTTGAGCAGGAAATCCTTGGGGTCCTCATCGACGAGCTCCCCAATTGCGTCTGGCGCGATGCCGAGACGCCCTTCTGTGATACCTACTGAATTGCGGTCTGTGCTCGGGCCCCCTCCGGTCTAGTGGTGGACCCTATCCTGAGCACAGGGCAACGGGAACCGGCCCGCCGCATGTCCGCTTGCCTATTGTTAATACATATGGTACACACCACAATCAACGCAGAGAGGAGACATGGACAAGAACTCACGGGAGATCGCCCGCCTCGCGGAACGCGAGGGCGTGCGCAAGGCCAAGGTCATCGGCGGGAGCCCGCACTGTCGTCTCGTCGGTGAATACCAAGGCAAGCCGTTCTCCATGGTTTGCACGATCTCGAAGTCAAAGAGCCTCGAACGCAATCGAGGGCTTGTATCAACCCGCGCCAACATACGCGCAATCATCAAGAAGCTGGAGGCAGAATGAAAGAACTTACAGACCTCGTTGAGAAGCTGGTCACAGAGAAGACGTTCAATCTCGACGCGGCGGTAGCCGTCGAGAACCTGCATAAGAAGTTCGAGAGGGCTGAGCAAGAGATCGCGCGCCTCAAGAAGGCGTTCGAAGACGTCACCGCCAATTGGCGCGAAGAGGTCGAACTGCGCGGCAAGCGCGATGACGAGATCCGAGCCCTGAAGCAAGAGATCGCGAGCTACAAAGCCAACGAAGAGAAGGCTCGCACCTCGATTGCGGAAGCCGCTCTCCAGGCCGGGATCGCAGCCGCCTACAAGGACGCCTTCCATATCGTGTTCAAGCCGAACGCGGTCCGGGAAACCATCCACCGCAACATCCCTGTCGCCATTCCCGGATCGAATGGTTGCTCTGGGTACGTCAACATGAGCACCGAAACCGAGGCCTCAGAACGCACGGAGGGCTGATGGACAGATCGATCCTCTGGCTTGTCTGCTGCTTTGCGGTCTTGTTGGCCGCTAGCAGCTGCATGAGGGCCGTTTTTGAAGCTGACGTGGTGCGCTTCTGCGTCAATTCCGGAAAGGATTATGTCAATGGCGACTGCGTATCTCCAGGCGTTCGCTGAGCCCATCATCTGCGCCCTCTGCGGCGTGATCTTCCTCGCATTCGGCGCCAGCTTCCTGGCTGGCGCCTCTATCGGGATCGGCGGGTTCGCCGCTCTCTGCAAACTGGTGGAGATGCAAGATGGCTAAAATCGATTGCGGCGGCACAGCCTTCCCGATCCCAGGGACCGAATACAGTGCCGCAGAGTACGGCATGTCTCTCCGGGACTGGTTCGCTGGTCAGGCCGTCATGGGCATCGGCGCAGCTTTTATCCCAAAGCACGCCATGCCTACAGCCGAAGAGATTGCAAAGGGCGCCTATGCCATCGCCGACGCCATGATCGCTCAGGGGAAAATCAAAAATGACACCTGAGGCCAGAGCCAAGATCCTGGTGGCCCGGCTGATGTTCACGCCTCCGAACTACTTCGAGGCGGTCATCGCCTCCAGCATCCGGGAAGCAGAGCAGGCGATGTCGAAATACTGGGACATGATGGTTGGCCAGGAGCGCGACGAGCTCCGAGTCAAGGTCAAAGAGCTAGAGCAAGAAATCCGGAACCTGGAATGGAGGCTTGCCAATGAGAGGCACGGAAGCTGAGGCCTGCGAGGCCGTCCTGAAGGCGTGCGTTCCGAAAGTGACGCGCCTTACCGTCGTCAGCGACGAAGGCAGGGCATTGGAGCTCTGGGATGTTGACATGACGTTCTCGCTCCAGGACGACTGCCGGACACTCAAGATCTTCACCAAGAAGCGCAGCGACGAGGCCAAGGACCTCGGCACCAAGAAGTACCGGCAGCGCGTGATCCCGGACAAGCGGCGCAAGAAGCCAAAGAACAGGGGCTGGACCCAAGCCGAGGAAGACTACCTCGACAGCCTCTTGGACAATGAGGAATAGAAATGAAAGAGCCAAGATTCAAGGTCGGCGACAGGGTCGTCGTTGACTATTTCAAAGGCAAGGTGTGCGTCATCACCTGCGTTGATAAGGACCCATCTGGCTACGGGTACAGGTACGACGTGTCGTATCCGGAGCATCTCTATAACGTGCATGAGAGCAGCCTGATGGAGTCGAGTGATAACGAATGTTGACTGCGCAATCATCGGCTGGAGACAGGAATGACTAATAACGCAGTGCCTGATGCCGCCTTCCCCATGTTCCGGGTTAACAAGGACGACACCTTCATCGACTGCTATATGGACCTCGTCGACTGGGAGTGCGAGCTTGGTTGCGCATCTGGCGGCAACCGCGTCTATCCAAGCATTGAGGATCTGAAGGAACACAATCGCTGTTGGCAGGGATGCGGCATCGTCAAAGTCCGGGTCCAGTTCCTGGAGGTGGTGTGCGAGGGCACAGATGAGTGAGCTGGCCCGTTTCCTCAGTCATACCCAGCGCAACGAGCAAACCGGATGCCTGGAATGGACCGGAGCCAAAACCCCGGCCGGGCGGGCCGTCGTGAAGTTCCGCGGCATCAACACCACGGCGGCCAGGGTGTCCTGGTATCTGCACAATGGCGATCTCCCGGACGACGTCGTGGTCGGCATCGACTGCGAAAACCGCGCCTGCGTCGAGCCCGGACATCTGTTCCTAGCCACCAAGGCTGAGCGGTCGCGCATTCGTGACGAACGCGGACGCGGCAAGGCCCACCTCGGCAACAAGCTCGATCCGGAGAAGGTGGCAGTGATCAAAGCCCGGCTTCTCCGGGGCGAGAAGCCGGGGGCAATTGCGCCCGACTACGGCGTCTCCGGATCCATGATCACCAGGATCGGGAAGGGGAAGTCATGGAAACGTGTGGAGCCAAGAATCGACGAGGGAGAACGTGTGACATGAGTATCTACAAAGAGTGCGCGGCTACCCAGATGCGGGATGAAGCCCTGGACCGGGTTTACAGCCGTGCCCCGGACGACTGGAAAGCTGGATCCGCCAAGGTGGTGCGCTCCATGAAGGGTCAGAAGGTGACAGGCGAAGACATTCGTCTGGCCTGTGAGGCCAGGGATCTTCGCCCCCACCATCACAACGCCTGGGGCGCGTTCATCTCGTGGCTGAAGCGCCAGAGGGTGATCGTCGGAACCGGCACCTACGTCAACATGAAGGGTCCGCGGTCGAACGCCCGGAAGACGGAGGTTTACCAAGTTCTATGAACCGAGACCTGCTTACCAGGCTTCTTAAGCACACCAAACGCAACGAAAAGACCGGGTGCCTTGAGTGGACAGGCACCCTCACTGAAAAAGGATACGGGCGACTTGGCAACAAGCGCGCCCACCGCCTCATGTGGGAAGCCGTCAATGGCCCAATCCCGGCTGGGATGAACGTGCTGCACCGTTGCGACAACCGCCCCTGCGTGTGCATCGAACATCTCTTTCTAGGCACCAACGGCGACAACAACTCAGACCGATCCCGAAAGGGACGCACCCATCGCCCATACGGCGAAAGGAAGTACCCGCGCGACATCATTAATGCGGTCCGCGCCTCAAAGGTCTCTGGCCGTGAGCTCTCCCGAATGACGGGAATTTCGGAAGCCTACATCTCAGAGATCCGCTCACAGAAGTACCGCACACTGGATTAATGGTTTCTTGGGAATAACCTGTCGAAATAAAAAAACGGGCGGTTTTCACCGCCCGTCTTTCGTTGATATTGCTGTACTTTTCAGAAGACAGCGCACAATCTCCCGAAGCAAGTGCGCTACCAGGCTGCGCTACGCTCCGACCGGTGCCGGGATGCCGCAAGTGACGGCGCCGCACTGGTAATCTGCGAGTGATGCCATGTCAACGGCCATCAGTTGATGGCCGCGATGTTCCCGCCCTGTTCCTGGGTTTCCCGGTATTTCATGGCAGTGAGCTCCAGAAATCCCATTCCGTTCTCCACGATCCAGGCGGCGTTCGAGATGAAGCCAATGGAACTCGTGTTCGGGTTCTCCTCGTCGAGGATGAGGAAGAGATGTCCGGCGCCGCCGTCAGAGGATACCGAGACCATGTCCGGGCTCTGATCCACCCAGAGATACCCCTCGTTGGCGACCAGGTATCCCCTCAGCTTCAGCTTGTTCCAAGCCTCCTTAGCGGCGTCGTCGTCATCGAAATCCTGGGACTGTGTCGACCAGCGTCCGTTATCCCAAAAGACCTCCGTCAGCGTGGGGCCCAGGTCCCCCAACGTCAGGCTGGCCGCCCTTCTCTGCATGCTTTTCCTCCCGTTATGGCTCAATATCTTATCGAAAAAGGCTCAGGTATAATACCTAGAGCCTGCTGATTGTATGCACCGGCACAAACCTGTCAATCTGGCTTGTCTTGATGTTTGTCAGGGGTTTGTGCGGACCCAGAGCATTCCCAGTGATCACAGGTATCAAGCTCCGCAATCCGCTTCGGGAAGGGCCCGAAGGCGTTCTTGGCATGCTTGCAAAATCCGTAATCCTGATCCCATGGCAGCCAGCTGTGCTTACACAATTTGCAGCACTTGAGCTTGCAGGCCTCATCGATCATGCCGTCGATCTTGTACGGCACTCAGCCCCCGCTCAAGGTGATGGTGATGGCCAGGAGCACGATGATCCCACCCAGCATCAGGATGTCTCCGAACCAGTCCATGGCCCTTTCTCCTTTCCGAGGTACTCCGGGTCCTTGGCCTCCATGACGGCCACGGCCAGGATGATGCCGTTGGCGAGACCACGGCTGTATTCGTCGTCGTGATTGCCAGCGCTGGTGGCAATGTCACGGACAGCCTTCAATTGATCCAGGCGCTGCGACAGAGGCTTCTTCTTCATGCCGTCCCCACGATCTCATTGAGCGCGTCCCGCAGCTTCCGGGCTTGCGCCACGGTCAGCATGTGCATTTGGAGAACAGGACCATTCTCGTCCTCATCAGTCTGGCCGATAAACACGGCCCCTTCGGACTCATACTGCTCGACGAAAATCTCCTCGCAAATCACGTCGTCATCGATGACGTCTTCCTTGATCCTAAATTCCTTCACTACTCCTCCTGTCCGGCTCTCAGGCCGCTCCTCACTGTTGATTGGCATTCGTGACGGTCCAGGCCGATGGCCAGGCCCGCTTCCACCAGGGTGTGCTCTGCTTCGTCTTCCGAGATTTTCCCGTGCCGGACGAGCTTCCCGGCCATGTAGGCGGCACTGTTGAGCTCCGCGTTCCGGGTCCCGGGCACCGCAGACGCAACCCGACCAACAATTTCCGATAGGGACACACTTGGTGCCCCGCCCCAGGTGGGACGGGCTTTCGGCCGGTAGAGGTAGAGCAGGGCCGACAACGGGAAGTGCGGGATCGGCGTCGTCAGCGGGTCCGCGACCCACTCGTAGCGTTTGCCGCTGTGATGGACGGAGGGAGGAACCGTGAAGCTCCCGCCATCGGCCCTGACATCCAGTCCGGGGCCGAGCTTTCCGATGGAACACTTCATGCCCTTGTCGTACTTGAAGATCATGTGCCGCCCGCGTCCAGTCAGGGACTGGAGCGGGCTGTCGATCACGATCCCCTCGTCAGCCAAGGCCAGGAGGGTTTGTTCTCCTGGGGGGCCATCAACATCCACGACAACAATCCCGGAAATCCGACCTGTGGCGACGGCGATGTTGCAGCCAGGGAACCGCCGCGACCAATCCTCGATCACCCGAGGGTCGACGGACGCGGCCTTGTAACCGCCGGACACCAATGGGCGCTTGTCCTTGACCGGGAAGATCGGCCATTTCAGAGCCAGGTACGGCTCTGCCATTTGTGCCAGCCTCATTCCGGGACCTCCTCGGTGAAGCCGTAATAATCGGCGGCGTCCCAGAGGGCTTCCCGGAGGCGGTGGCCAACGATGTTCTTGTCCAGGGAGATTTCTCTGGAGACCACCACGATGGGGATCCCCAGGCCGCAAACCGCGCGCATCACCTGGAAACCGAAATGGCCAAGGCTCCAGCGGAGATTGAAGAGGGTCTTCCGGGCATCAACGATTGGCCGGGGCCCGGCAGGGGGGCGCGCAACCCGCATCGAAGACTTGTGACGACCGCCAAGGAGGTCCGGGTTGTCCGTGAGGGCCATGGACTCAAAAGCCCCCCAGTTCACGATGGGGGCGGAGCTATCACCAACAGCGCACTCGTAGTCCGCGCGGAAAGCATTGGCGGCGGCGTATTGCACAGGGTCCAGAACCCCGCGCTTCCATAGGAACTCCACGGGATGACTGACCCGGACGCCAACAGGCGGCTGGTAGGTATCCAGGATCGCAGACAGTTTCCCCGCCAGGCTTGGCATCCCCGCCCCTCTCAAAGCACCAGGAGAATATGCACAATGCGAGCGGTGGTGTCAACACCTGTAGTTGTTGATCCCGGCAAAAGCGTGTCAATGGGGTAGGCATGTTGCCAAGGCCTTGAATTGGCAGGCGTTCTGAAACATTACAGAAATTTAACTTGATCTGTAAATTCAAAATGTCGAACATCTTACTACGGAAGTAGTGACTGAGAGCCGAGCCCACGGCGAGGATCACAGGAACGGATTGAGGGCGCTGCCCTGCAACTTGCAGTGACGAGTTAATAACGCTCCTCGTACTCATCAAGGGAGCTGAGCGAGCGCTAGTGAAACGGTAGCGAGCGCTGCCATATAGCTCCCCTCCCCCTTATAGACACTGCACTCTTAAACACTTGAGTAGCCCCCTCCCCATGAAAGCGCGGGTCCGGGCGCTGCCGCGTCCTCCCCGCTTGTGCAGGTCAGAATTGATCTTGGATTTCCGAAATTGTGACCTGCGAGCATGCTTCCAGTGTTGACGCCGGTAAACACCTGGCGTATAGATTGAGGGTCCCGGCGCTCGGGACACCTCCTTGTGGCTGACTGCCGGGCTCCCGGAAGGGATGCCCGGCCCTTTTCCGGAACACACATGCTGGCCCTTGATACCGAGTTCACTAACTTCCAAGGAGATCTGATCAGCATCGCTCTGGTCTCGGACTGCGGCGACAGCGTTTACTGCGTGCGCCACTTTGACCTTGGGAAGTGCCATGAGTGGGTGCGCGAAAACGTCATCCCGGTTCTCAACCAGGAGCCAGAGGACGACATCATCATCAAGCGCCGCATCGTGGCGTTCCTCAACAGGCATCGCGAGCAACCAATCATCGCGGATTGGCCAGCTGATTTTGGCTATCTCTTGGATTTGCTTCAAGAGCCGAACGGCATCCAATGGGATGTCGGGGATCTTGAGATGAGGCTGGTGCGTGACCTCGACCCGCTTCCGGCCATTCCTCATAATGCCCTCAGCGATGCGCGAGCCTTGCTCTGCGCCTATTACGCCGACGACATGATTTTTGGAGCTCCGGCATGATTGAGTTCGACATGGTCCGGGTCCCACCGGAGAGATGGGGCCTCAAGTTCTATCGCTACAACGTCTTCCATAAAGGGGAGTTGGTTGTCGAGAAGTCCAGGGACCCTGAGTACGACGCATGCCGGGCCTTCCTGGCGAAGAACCCGGACGCTGCAAACGAGATTGCGATCTTCACATTGAAGGGCTGCAAGCCCGGCATCACAGTCCGCATTGGCTACGGGGCAACCATCTGCACTCGTGACCAGGATAAGCGAGACCTCGGAACCAGAAAGTGGGAACAGCGTGGCAAAGAAGACGAAGAAGACTGAGGAAGATGACGACCTGGAGCTTACGGATCTCGAATTCGCTCTGATCCAGGAAGCTCTGATTGGGTACAAGCAGTACCTTGAGAGTGATCGCGTTCCAACGGTTTACAACCGCGCCATCGCCAAGCAGTTCTTGGCACTCTACGTGAAGTTCACGGACTTTCTGCACGCCAATGGTAAAGGCGATGCCGATTTGTGGGAAGTGGGAATTGAATAGCTCCGATCTCGAACAACACGCCGAGGTCTTCCTCAATGCGGCGCGGGCCATCCGGGCCCACGCCGAGACCGCGGGAGGCTTCACGTATCGAGATCTCAGCACCATGGCTGTGGTGTGCGCCCTTATCGGGCAGGCCTACAAGAACGCTGCCATGAAGGACAGCAAATGACCCTGGAAGATCGTGTCGAGAAGCTGGAGAAGCGGCGGAGCCGCGCCGACAAGCGACCGCTGCACATCGCCTACATCGCCTTGGTGATCGGCTTTGCCTCCGGGGCCATTGGCGTTGTGAACGCCATGGCCGTCAACGAGATGACGGTCCGGGTTTCGAAGTGGGAGGCGCCGCCGAAGGCAGAGCCTCCGCGCAAGAGCATTCTGTCCGACAGGGACAAATCGCCCTGGGTGAAGGGCACGGTCTGCGGACGCGATGGAGCAAAGACATGGTGTCGATGACCTGCCTCCTGGAGGGCAAGTGTGCCTACTGCTTTTACCCTGAGAAGTGCCATGCCAAGTACGGCAGGCCCCTGGATACCAACAGCAAGACAATGTGGGGCTCTGCGCTGGGAGCGAGGTCTCTGACGGACGAAGAGTTCGAGCAGATAAAGGCTGAAGCTGCGAAGACCTTCAAGGAGAGAACCAAGGATCTCTACGGGTCCGACGAGGAATTCCAGCGCCGGATGGAGGTGGAGCAGGCAAGGCTCGAAGAGTTTTCCTCCACCCACAAGCTGGAGGACGAGGTGTGGAAGCCGAAGGACGTGGTGCGATACCATCGCATCACGCTGCGCTTCGATACGATCCAGAAGATCTGGGACGCGCTCCTCGGCACATTCAGACTTTTTTGGAGGAAGTAATGGCGCACGGCGTGACCCTGGTCTTGAGGGAGATCAAGCAGGGCCCGACCTTCACCTCGTACTCGGACTACAAGAAGTATTGCTGCTGGCCTGACGGCGGTTGTGTCACGGGCGTCTCTGACCGCGGCACGCGGCGGAACAAGAGGTTCAAACGCAAGCAATTCGCGGGGAAGAAATGACGAACCCTTTTGAAGACTTTATCGGCGGCGTCGGGGCGGCCGTCACCAAGGCACTGAACCCGAACCCGACTGACGCAGCCGTCTACGCCAAGGACGGGCACCTTTACCTGAAGCTGATCTACGCAGACACGTCCGGGACCGATCTCAATATCCGGCTCCCTGAGAAGGACCTGAAGTCTATCCAGCAAGGCATTCTCGACCATCTTCTGAAGGAATAGCGATGCGTAGGTATTGCACGCGAGAGAAGAATTGCGGTGACAAATATTGCACCCGCGAAGGCGAGAATGGCTGCCCCTTCGAATACAACGAGGCCCTTCACGAGGAGGCCTATCGCTACAAGGGGCCTGATTGGCCGCCACCGAGGCGCTGGATTGCGGACAATGGCACCATCGTCTACCGCAGCTTCGCGGACTACGTTGATTGAGGTCGCCAGCCTGAAACGGCTGGCCTAGGTCGCGGCCCACTGCAAAGGGTGTCGTGATCATAGCGCCGTAGGGTCCATCTGGCGGCGCATGGGGCCGGGGCTAATGGACTAGCCCCGGCTTCTTTATATTGGAGTTGACGCATGGAAGATAATGAGGACGGATGGCCAGCGACGCTTAGACGTCCCGGTGCCATTGGGAAGTGCGTTAGGTCCCCCGCAGATGTGAAGCGCATTGCGGAGCTTGAGGCGGCGCTGACGCCTTTTGCGGAATTTGCCAAGGCCATGTCTCAGCTGGGCGGCAATCACCCCAAGACAGGTGAGTTCTACGTGCTCCGCGTTGGCGGAGAGCCCGTGAGCTTGACTGTCGAGGACTTCAAAGCTGCCAGGGCGGCCCTATCTGCGTAAGGACAGAAGCGATGCGCGAAGAAGACGATGGACCAGATTTGACAAAGTGTGACGGTTGCGGAGGCACTGGATACGTCAACGGGGACCAAACTGACACCTGCGACCATTGCGGTGGTGACGGTCGCGAACCTAGCAAATGAAGGATCGACACATCATCGGGGTCGACCCCGCAACCAAGGACGGCGACTGGACTGCCGAGGTTGAGGGACAGCGGATCGACGGCAAGCTGCACATCACGGACGCGCGGCTCTATCGAGACACGATTGATCTCACCGCAACGAACGTGACCGATAAGAAGCGCGTGACGAAGCAGGCAAGTGAGCAAGGGGGGGGGGGGGGGCCGTAATGAGCGACATTGATCCGCGCTTTGTTGCGCTCTGTGAGCAGTCAGTCAAAGACGCGAAGCGCATCGCAGAGCTTGAGGCGCAGATGCGGACATGGCTCACCGACTACGCGGGCGACGACGAAAGGGTGATCCCGGTTCCGCGCTACCAAATCGAAAACATACTCAAGAGATAGGAGAGACTGATGCGAGAGACGCAGGAGCGGTTGCTGTGGATGCCGGAACATGAATGGCGCGAAATTGTCCGCCTGTGGCGGCAACGGCAGCGCAATAGATAGGGGCATTTGAGCAATGAGCGCGATTGATGACGTTGCCGCCGAACGCGAGCGGCAAAAAGCGGTTGAAGGCTGGACACCGGAACATGACGACGGCCACACAGACGGTTCGCTGTCCACCGCGGCCCGCGCGTATCTGCATCATGCGGCGCACTACACGGGAGCATCCGCGTTCGGATATGTGAACAGCGAGCCTCCGTCATTCTGGCCGTGGGACCGAGAATGGTGGAAGCCGAAAGATCGCCGCCGTGATCTTGTCCGTGCTGCGGCTTTGATCGTCGCTGAGATAGAGCGCCTCGACCGCGCCGCCTCGACAAAATCGGAAGCATAAAAGAGGGGAGGGTTTGGTTTACAGCGGGTAGAACATGGTTCTCTCGCCACGCCAGCCCACCTTCACAGACCCAGCGCCTTCACCGCGGCGCCGCTTGCCCAGGATCAGTTCCGCCTCGCTCTTGATGGCGTCGATGCCAAGCTGCCAGATGGCCGGGTCTTCGTCCTTTTTCGGACCAGCTCTCTCAAGCCAGTAGGCCAGGCGGTGGACGAACACCACGCAATCCGCATCCTTCTCAATCGCTGACGAGCCGAAGAGGTCAGCCAGGACCGGCCGGTAGTTGTCGCGCTTGTTGGTGTCTCTGTTGAGGTGCGATACCAGGATGATGGGGACCTGGAGAATGTCCGCCATGTGCTTGATTTCAGCGACTACGAGCGCGATGGCTTCGGCGCCTTCCTTCTTCGGATCCGTGGGCCTGATGAACTGGAGATGATCCAGAACCAGGAGATCGAGCCCGAAGCGGCGCTTCACGCGCCGCGCATTCGACAGGATCATCGCCGGGGTCATGCCCTTCTGGTCCGAGATCACCATGTTGAGATAGCGCAGCACGTCGCGCTTCGCCGTCTCCATGAGCTCGAATTCCTTGTCCGTGAAGGGACCCACTTCCAAGGTCTGGACGGGGATGCCGGTCAGCTGGTTGATGTAGCGGTCATTCCACTGGCGGGCCGACATTTCCATCGAGTGGATCAGGACCTTCTTGTCCTGGGAGGCCTCGAAGGCAATCTGTTGGGCGAGGGCTGTTTTACCGGCCGATGTCGCGCCGCCAATCACGATGAGGTCTCCGGGCATCATGGGGCCAACGAGATTGTCCCACGGGCGGAAGCCGGAGCGGACGCCCGGCTCGATGCCGGTCTCGTAGATCTTCTCCGCAGCCGCAAACGTCTCCTCCGCGAGATCGAAGGCGGTCTTGATCGGCTTCTGGATGGTCTCCGGGAGTCCGACCGTAATGCCCTCAAGGCGGGCCTGGAGCTCCTGGGTGTTGATGATCTCGGACGGAGAGGCGGCGAGCGCTCGTACCTTGTCCGCAGCCTCAAGCAGGGCGCGACGGTTGGCGAGGTCGATGAGTTCTGTAGCGAGGCCCGGAACCGAGTGCGTCAGGTCCCCGAGCGTGTCCTTTGCCCTGGACACCAGGGCCAGCATGTAGTCGCGGTCCTTGGTGTTCCCCAGGGCCGCAGAGACAGTAATCGGGGAGGCCTCTCGGCCTTCCCCGTACAGTCGCAACGCAATCTTGTAGAGGCTCTGGACGGCCTCGACCGTGAAGTGCTCAGGCCTTAGACGGTCGGCGACCTCGTCCAGCACGTCGCTTTGGCTTAGGATCGCGCCGAGCAGGAGTTGCTCTAGGTCCGTCGCAACATGACTGGTGGAGGACGTAGCTGAGGATTGCAAGGGCGTCTGCCTCATCGGTGCTGCGGGGGCTCCAGCCCCTCTTCTTCGCTTCTTCGATGCCCGGATAGGGCTTCTCTTTTTTGCCGTAGACCCGGCCCACGAAGTGGACCTTGACCTTGGTGTTGGTGACCGGCTCGCAGGGAATGTCGTGGATCTTGCAGGCCAGGATGGTGAGCCACGACAGACCGACGAGGATCTTGGTGGCGTGAGGGTGCTTCACTACCGGCGCCTCATAGGCGACGAACTCAGGCTTGTGCTCGATGATCCGAGCGTTGATCCAGGTCCAGAAGGCCAGGGCCAACTCCGGGAAAGTCTCTTCGGTAAACGTGACATGACCCGACGTGATCTTCCCGCCATCGCTGATCGCAGCCCACCCGGTCTGCTTCGCGAGGTCGAGCGTGAGGATCTTCATTCTTTGGGGTAAGCCCTTTTGAAATGGGCCTCGCAATACGATTTGCGATGGACCCGGCAGCCACAGAAAGTATACACGCCATTCACGCGTTCAAGGGGCCAGCGGCATTCACCATTGCCCAGCGCGTCGAGCTCCTTGCCGGTTCCGGCAAAGGCGTCGGCGTACATGGCGAGGTCGTCCGGGGCTGTCTTGAGGGCCGGATCGGTATTGAAGAGGAACTTACCCGCGGTCGGCGGGCGCTTCTTCGGCTTCGACTTGTTTTCCTCGATCTTTTCCCTGGAGTTCTCGGCGTAGATTTCCTCGCGCGTCCGAGGGCTTCTGACGACATTCCTGAAGGCAAACCCGGCGACAGCGTTTTTGCTGCGCTGGACGCCGAACTTTTCGGCGACGGCTTGGGAAACCTTGAGGTACGACACCCCCTCCTGAATGAGGGTGGTCATGAACTCCCGCTCCTCGTCAGAGATCGGAGGTGGGACGGTCACAATGCCCAGGCGCTTGCGCGCTTTCTGGACGGCCTCCTTGGCCATGCCAAGCACCTTGGCTTGTTCAGCTACGAGCAGGCCTTGAGCCTCAAGCTCAAAGAGTTTTGCGTCGACATTTTCCATGCGTATCTCCCTGCCTCGTGTGTATACCAGAGAGACTGCATCTTGCATAGTCAGATCTCTGCCACAGTGCTGATGGTAAATTTGCTACATTCTGTGTTGACATGCAAGTGCAACGCGTATATACCCGTCCCAGTGAGTCTCAGTGGGTCCTGGGATGCGTACTTTTGGAAAGTGGGAAGAGCAACGATGAGCACGCAAGCGAAACGGCTCCAGCTTGCCCGTGAACATGCTGGATATAAGTCTGGACGACAGGCCGCGCTGAGGCTTGGGTGGACCTACCCCACCTACGCGGCGCACGAGTCGGGTTGGAGGACCTACCCGGTCAAAGTCGCCAAGAAATACGCCAAGGTCTTCGGAGTGTCGGAGGAGTGGCTCCTCTTTGGAAAGCAGCCGCCCAGCTGGTACACGGCGAAAGAGGACGATCTGATCGAGGTGGCGGCTCCGGTTCGCTACATGCCCTTCTTCTCCACCGAGGACTACAGCACCATCGAGGACATCCTGCATGCCGAGATTGAGCGTCGGGATTTCTGCATCTCGGATCTGGGCACGCTGCCGCCGCACTGCTTCGCGGTCCGGGTCCACAACGATGAGATGGCCGGTGACCCGAGCGGGATCAAACCCGGAGACATCCTGGTCTTCCAGATGACGGACGAGGAAGGCGACCCCGGCTCCATCGTGATCCTCAGCGTCAAGCGGCACACCAAGCCCGCGATCCGGCGCGTCCGGTCTGGTGGCGGAGGCGTCAAGTACGTCACAGCCAACGAAAACTACGAGCCCCTGACAGCAGGGGAGGGTCGGGTCTTCGGGCGCGCGGTGTTGCATGTGCGGCAAATGTAGCCAGCCCCCTGCATTTTGTGTTGACCGGCGTGTAGACTGCGCGCATATTCCCTCCTGATTAACGGGAGAGCCCATGCGCTTCGAGAATGGCATTTACCACGAGCCCGGCATCTACTTTGGGATGCCGGAGGCGGAATACCACGCAGATTGGAGCATCGGGTCCACGGACCTCATGAACCTGCTGATCTCTCCGCTGGACTACTACTGGCACTCGCGTGCCAATCCGCATCGCCGCCCGGACAAGGAAACGCCTGCCATGCAGTATGGCAAGGCGATCCACAAGCGTGTCCTGGAGGGCCCGGAAGCCTTCGACAAGCTCTACGCCTGCAAGGGCCCGCCCCCGAGGCCGGGCGCCTTGATTACCTCGGATGACCTGAAGCGGCATTGCGAGTTTCTCGGACTGGCAAAGTCCGGGACCAAGCCGCAGCTGATCGAGCGCATCCGTCAGATCGACAAGGATGTTCTCATCCACGACGAGGATGTCGAGGCCTACAAGGCCCAGGTCGAGGGTAAGGCCCTGCTTGATGAGCAGGATTACGCCGAGATCATGCTGGCTTCGCAGAACATTCGCGCGAACCCGCATCTCCGGACCGCCTTTGAGGGCGGATATCCGGAAGTGTCCGTCTTCTGGGAAGTGGGTGGCATCCCCTTTCGGGCCCGCTTCGACTACTGGAAGAAGAAGGCCATCGTGGACCTGAAGTCCACCCGCAACACCATGAAGATGCCCTGGGATCAGGCCGTGGCCAACTTCCTGGCGCGCGGCAAGTATTACGTCCAGGCGACCCATTACATGCAGGGCCGCCAGATGACGAAGAAGTTTCTCAAGGCCGGGAAGGTCTTCGGCGAGCATGACCCGCAGTGGGTCAAGCAGGCTGTGAATGAACCCGACTGCGCCTTCATCTTCGTGGTCTATCAGGCCGAGGGCGCACCGCTGGTGAAGCCCGTCCTCTTCGATCACGAGGAGCCGGACTACGCGCTTGGCATCAACGACATCGCGACCGCGGTGGAGAGATACCGGGAAGGGTTCGAGAAATTCGGCCAGTCTGCGTGGGTCGAAGACTGCAAGATTGAGCGCTACACGAACCTGCCCTGGCCGATGTGGCGGACTGGAGTGATCTGATGGCAAACGAATTGGTTGCAAAGTTTGAGTCGCAGCTGGTCGAGCAGCACGATAAGTGGGCTCCCGTTCTTCCTCCGAACATTGACCCGACGCGCTTCAAGTCTACGGTCATGACCGCGGTCATCAAAAACCCGGAACTCCTCCAGGCTGACCGCTCGTCGCTGCTCATCGCCTGCATGCAGGCTGCAAACGCGGGCATCCTGCCGGATGGCCGCGAGGGCGCGATTGTCATCTTCAAGGACTGGAAGACCAAGAAGAAGATGGCGCAATTTATGCCCATGGTAACCGGCCTTGTCCGGCGACTGCGGGAACTGGGCGACCTCACCTCGATCTCGGCCTACTGTGTCTACGAAGGGGATACATTCGAGGTTATGCTGGGTGATGACCCAAAGATCATCCACAAGCCTAACCCCACGGGTTCGCGTGATGGCGATGCCATCGTCGCCGCCTACGCCATCTTCAAGAATGGTCACGAGGTTATTCACCGCGAGATCATGACGCGCGATGAGATCGACACAACGCGCGGAGTTTCCCGCGCGAAGGATGGCCAGGCATGGAAGTCCTGGTTTGGCGAGATGGCGCGCAAGACCGTGATCCGTCGCGGCTCGAAGAGCGTTCCGCTGTCGGCCGCAGGCGCTGCCATTGTCGAGGCAGACGATCAGTGGGTCGACTTCAGCATTCGCGACACCAAAACCGTCGAGCACAATCCCCTCGAAGACGACGTCAATCAGGACCATGCCTTGATCGAGGCCCTGAACGACGAGACGGTTGTTGAGCCCCCCGCTCAGGAAGTCGAAGACGAGGTGATCGAGCCTCCCAAGACGAACGCCGAGAAGCTGGCCTTCATCCTGGAGAAGATCGCCAACATCGACGACGCGGAGAGACTGGAAGTGTTTCTGAAGAAGAACCAGGAGAAGCTGGCTTCTCTTCCGGATCCCGCAAAGGGGAAGGTGCGGTCCGCTTCGCGGGCCCGCCTGAAAGAACTGAGAGAGATGGCATGAGCAGCAAGCGCCCGAAGCATAAGGACGCAATTCTTCACATTCGCACGACGGCAGCCCGGAAGAATGGGCTGATCAAGAAGGCCAAGAAGGCCAACACGACGACGACAGACCTTGTAGAGCGTGGGATCGACATCGTTCTGAATGAGGGCTGAAATGACGGCACCGGGTACGGCACTGAGAGAGGTGGTCGCAACGCTGGACCCGGACCAACCCGGAGCCAGGTTTCGCATCGACGCTGCCAACAAGGCGGCGGACATCATTGATGCGTGGTGGGCAGAGATGGAGATCATTCAGAAGCAGCCTGACGAGGAATATGCACGCGGCCTCCATGGGGTGGCGTGCATCACCATCGCCAGGGTGTTGAGCTCTGTCCTGACGGGGACGCTGGCGTTTTTCGATGATGAGGAGGCCGTGTGCAACACGGTCTCCGCCATCGCCGTGATTATCGCAGACGCCGAAGACTATCTTGACGCCGAGCTCGATCCGCCGCGCGAGTTGATTGAGGCTGCGCGCGGCATCAACGGGTTCGACGTCCCAGCCGGGAAGCCTCACTGATGCGTCAGAGAAAGCCGCGCGAGCGGAACTCGAAGTACCTGGGGATGGTGGCCAAGATGCCATCCGTGATCTCCGGGCGCACGCCGGTTCATGTCGCGCATATTCGTTATGGCGATCTTGAACTCGGCAAGCCGCACACCGGCATGGGGGAGAAGCCCAGCGACTGCTGGGTCCTCCCTCTGACCCCGGAAGAGCATATGTGGGGCACGAGATCTCAGCACGCCAACAATGAGAAGGCGTGGTGGGAGCAGCACGGGATCAATCCCATTGCCGTCTGCATTGCCCTCCACGACACCTACGAGCGCTTTCTGGCCAGCGGGAAGTCGCCCGCTGAGATTGAGGACGGCATGCGCAAGGTTTGTCTGAGTGCGAGGTCGCTGTGAATGATGGGCGGCAACACTGCACCATCCCGGGAGAAGAGGTCCGGGAATGGAAGTGCCCGTGTTGCCGAAAGTGCTGGCTTTATACGAAGGGCCCCCGGACAGGGCGCTGCATCGTTGGCGGGCCGTTTACGGGGTATCTTAGGCGGGGGCAATTGCTCAGCCTGGAGGACATCGAGAGGGAGCAACATGAAGCTGATTTGGGACGCATCGAATAAGCAGAAGGCCACCGCGCTTTACGCGACGGCCGGGGTTTCGTTTGTCGGCTGGCTGGCCTACGCCTTCGGCTTTGCTGGCATCCTGTTTTTGATTGTGGTGTTCACGCTGATTGCGGCGGCGCACTTCGAAGACAAAAAAGACGACAAGGGTGTTGACAACCAGAATTCTGGGGCGTAAATACGTCAGGTATTAACACAGGAGTCCCCCGCATGAAGATCGACCTGAGAGCGAAGTTCAAGATTGCCTCCCGCATCGAGGAGGTTCTCGTCAACGAAAACGGCGTGGAGACCTACGCCCATGGCTGGAGCGATGCGCGCATTGCGCGTGAGCTTGGCGTGGACGTCAGCAATGTCCGGGCTGTCCGCAAGAGCGCCTTCAAGCATGTGAAGGTGGTGCGCGGTGGCGGCCCTGGCCGTCCGGCCCGGTCCGCAACCCTCCGCAATGACATCACGGCGCTGGAGGCCCGCATCTCCGCCCTTGAGAGCATGCTCATTTCCAACCGCGCTGCCTAAGAGGACCACATGCACGTCACAACCATTATCGGTAACCTGGGCCGCGACCCGGAGGTCCGGGCCACGAAGAACGGATCGTCGGTGGCCAATCTGGCCGTCGCCGTGAACGAGTACCGCGGCAAGGATCAGGATCCGATCACCCACTGGTACAACGTCGTGGCCTGGGGGCAAAACGCCCTGACGGCCGAGTCCCTGGAGAAGGGCGACCGCGTCGTGGTGGTCGGCAAGATGGTCACCCGCAAGTGGGAAGACAAGGACGGCAATGATCGGTACTCGACCGAGCTCGTCGCCGACGACTGGAATGGGGTCCTTGCCCCGGCCCCAGCGCCCAAGAAGCGGGGCCGGGATGACGATGACGATGATCGTCCGGCCCGCAAGGCCAAGTCCGCCGATAAGCCCTCGACACGCAAGAAGCGCTACGACGAGGACGAGGTGGACGACGAAATTCCCTTCTGATCCAAGGACTTAAGCCATGACGGCTCTGGACACACTGCCGGTTCACGTTCGCAACAAGCTGGAGAGCACTCTGGACTGGTTCGACGCTGAGAAGGCAGCCCGGGTCTACGAGTTCCTGAAATGGGTCTGGGTGTCTGCGGAAGTGAACCCGGACGGCATCCCTTGTGCAGCGGAAATCCGGGCCCAGCTGCGAGACTTGGCGGCTGAGGCCTACCAGAGCGCCGAGCCTGGCAGCGAGGCCAGGGTCGCCGCTGGCGGGTTGTGCGTGACCTGCTTCAAAGAGGGCGACGGGGCCGACTTTTCCTTCGATTTCGTTGCCGTTTCTGCTTGACTTCCGTATACACACGGGGTATGCACATGGACATGCACATTTCGCAGCCGAGCACTGGGACCGTGGGTCCGGGGGAAACCCCGGCCCATGATCCCGTGAACAGCCCCGCCCATTACCAGGGCAAGACGCTCCAGGTCATCAACGTGATCGAGCGGCTGCGGTGCGGGGCCCACATGGGCAACGTCATCAAGTACATCATGCGCGCCCCCAACAAGGGCAACATTGAGGATCTCCAGAAAGCCATCTGGTATCTCAAGCGCGCCATGCGTCCGGATGTTGGCCCGCTGCGGACGGAAGTGCCGTCGCAAGAGGCCTACAACTACGACACCATCCGGGAAGAGTTCGGCGTCAGCAACATGATCGCCACGGCCTACACCTGCGTCGTGATTGCTATCGCCAATCAGACCGACTTTTATTTGCGGTGCGCATGGCTTGAGCGTGCCGCCGACTTCGTCAAGGAGGAGATCAAGGTCCTCCAATTGAGCAGCGGGGGAGCCGGGTAATACTCGGCCGCTGAAGGGGAGGGCGCTAGAGGGATGTGGCGTCCTCCCCGCTTCTTTCAAAGGTAAGAAAATGAACATCGAGACCATCTCCATTTACGCATCCGTGGCCGGGGTTGTCGCCATCATGGCGTCCGCCGCTGCCACCATCGGCGCGGCCCTGACCCAGGGCGACCTGTCTCACTTCACGTCCATTCTGAACACGATTGGCTTCGGGCTGATGTCGTTCGGGGCTGGAGGGATCCTTTATGTCACCGTCAACGGCGGCTGAGTACACGGTTGACCCTCGACGGCTCTACGCGCGCGTAGATGAGCGGACAGGGGTCTTTGTTGATGCCGACTATCGCGGCGAAACCATCAAAGCGGACCTGTGTCAACTCACCCATGACAGTCTCAGACGATACCTTTCTGCAGCAGATCGCGGCGAGCTTGAGTGGCTCATCGTCTACCTACTCAGGTTCTGAGCGGCACCGTCCGCCGGAACCCGGAGAAAATGTCGACTACCGCGTCATGCGGATGAGTGTGGAGGGGAAGGCATGGGTCCGAGGGTACGCTATCTTCTGGGTTGTCTTCGACGCCAGTGGGACGCCGACGAGATGGGGGGAGACCCCGTGCTTCCCCCTGGGCGCTACGCACGCGAGCTTCATCGACTGTTTCCGGATTTATCATCAGGCGATCCACAAGCCCATCCTCGACTGGGTTTCTGGGCGCTCGGTGGAGGATCCGATCATCAAGCGCTGGGGCTGACCGCGGGGGTCGGTTTTAACGGGATTTTGAGACGCCGATGTCGGATAGCGCTGGACCTGAGAACGCCGCAAAAGGCACCTCCCCGGACATGAGGATCATCTACTGGGACCCCCAGGGCCCAGCCATCTATTACCACGACACCTACCTGTACGTGGATCACCTGGACAAGCAGGAGCGGATCGCCTGGCCGGTCAGCCGGTTCGCCCTGATCAAGATCGGAATTCGAGCCATTTTGGCGGCGCTGCAGAAATGAGGGACTTCGGATGCAAGGTGGTGGAGGACACAGATCTCCTATTCGTGGAGGTCAGTATTCCAACTGGCGGCAGGCTGACGCACGAGGAGGCCGAGGCCCTATCGGTGATGCTGTGGTGCCAGGCCCAGGACATCCGGAGGCTGCTCCCAGTCAAGCACCTGGAGCAGGCCAAGCGGGAAGCGGCGCAGAAACGGATCGCAAAAAGCTCCTCGTTGCGCGCGCGACAGCCGAAAAAGTCCCGGGCCCGCAAAGCCAGCTGACGGTCATGGCCGGGGCTCTCGAAGAGGTGAAGAACTTCATCGAGGGGCTCCGGGACGATGGCGTCGAAACGCTGATGACCAGCGCCAGCAAGTCCCAGGTCCTGGCCTGGAAGGCCAAGGCGCTCCTGTACCGAACGCATCTCATCGCCCTTCTTAATCTCCTGGCTAACCCTCAGTCCGTCGTGACGCGCGGTGGTGGCCTGGACCCGGAAGAGGAAGCCGTCGTCATGAAGGCGTGGCTGGCCATTGAGAATGAAGACTAAGGATCTGGAGAAGACCAGGGACCGCCTCCTGCGGGACCTGGAAAAGGAGACGGACCCGAAAGAGAGGGCGCTGATGGCGCATGCCATCACCATTCTCAACGGCATCATCAAGCGTAAAGGAGGTCAGTAATGTTCGACATTAAGCAGATTGAGACCGAAGCCCAGAAAGAGCTTGTGGAAGAGCGCTCGCGGGCGGCCAAGGACAAGATCAAGAAGCATCTGAAGCTGATCTCGGATGCCGAGCGCGTGCTCGCCAATCTGAAGCTCGAATACCAGGCCATCCTCCGGGACATCGGGACCTGATGAACTATCGCGTGCTCTCGGCGCCGGTCCGGCTCCACTGGGCAGGCTTTGAAACAGACACCCTCAGCCTTGCCAGGGCGGGATGGGACATCTCGGCCGAGCAGGATGTGATGAACTGCCGGATGCGCATCGCGATCCGGCATGAACTGGGCGGCATGTACGGATTGTCGGAGGGGATCGATTGGGACTATCAGATGCACGCGCACTGTGGCCCGCGGCCAGATCGGCTTCCGGTGGTGCCCTTGCGCATGGTCTCCCAGAAAATCATCATCGAGGCGATCCGCGGGAAGGTCCCGACAGAGAACTATTTCGCTATGGACCCCATCGACCCCTTCCCGCAGTACGTGCAGAGCGAGCGCAAGAGCCTAGCGGACCTAGTCCACTTCGCTTCGGCTCGGGCCAGGGGCATTCTGCTTCCGGAAGCCTCTGTCCAGGAACTGATGGAGCAGATCCTCAAGGTCCAGCAGCCGATGCGTGAGGCGGAAATCAAGCGTGATCTTCTTGAGAAGCCGCACACGGTTCATGCCCAACTGATTTCTCTGGCCGCATGAGGGTCCTTGTGACGGGGGACGCCGATGAGGAGATGGTGTACGCGGCCCTCGATGTGATCCATGCCATCACCCCCGTCTCCATGGTGATCGAGTGTGGCGGACCCCGTGCTGAGCTCTGGGCGCGCTTCTGGGCAGAGGACAACGAGGTGAAGTTCCGGACGGTGCGTGAGGACACGCCCGTCCGCACGGCGACAGAGGCCTTCCGGCTCAATCCCGGATACGTCCTGGCCTTCCCCTGGCCGGATATGCCGCTGATCGATAAGGCAACGCGTAAGGGAGTGCAGATAGGGTATGCGTCAATCTCGGCACTGGAAGCACTGGACGAAGAAGGAGCTCGTGGAGCTCCGGGAGAACCTCCATCTCCCCAACTCGATCCTGGCGAAGATTACGGGCCGGTCGCTAGCCGCCATCAAGAATATGCGCCGGAAGCTGACCCTTGGCCTCCCCGTCGACAGGCCTAAATCTCTTGGCCACCTGAACCTGCCCGTCCAGATCTGGAGGGACGATGAGGTCGTCTACCTGAGGCAACTTGTCGGCGATGATCCCAAGGCCGAAATCTCATGGTCCGAGATCGCGGCCCGCGTTGGGCGGACCCCAAGAGCGTGCCGGAACAAGGCGCAGCGCGAAGGTTTGATTGCCAGAAAAATGCACAAAAAAAGGGGCCCGGCGCGAACCGGGCCCCCTGTCAGAGCAGCTTCGTCTCCATGTTTGCAACCTGCAAACGGAGCTCCAGGATCTCCTTGATGGCTCTCTCTAGGATGGAGATCTCTTCTCCCTCCACATAGTTTGAGAGCTCTTCAAGGTCGTCGATGATGTCGCCCATCCGATGAGCCTTCACTGTCATTCCAGATTTCGTCAGGCTCGCAAGATGGGCAAGGATCTTCTTGTCCATCAGAAGCCTCTCTTGCGCCGCAGCCAGGTGAGGTAGTCGGCGCCCATCTCCACGTCCGGGAAGAACGTGATGCGCCGGACACTGTTGTCCGGCTCTTCGGGATCGATAATCGTGACGCACGACGGGAAGGCGCACTGGTCGGGAAGCCCAAGCTCAGCGGCGTAGTCGTCGTGCTTCTTGTAGGAGGCCACGCGCAGGATGTGCGAGATGAGACCGGAGGCCGGATCCTTCTCGATGGCATACCCGGAGGTGTGCTTGTGGCCGCAGATCAGGATGTGGTCGCGCCAGCCCATCTTGGCCGCCTTCAGCGGTCCATGGACGGTGTTCCACATCGAGTTGCCGTGGAAGTCGTGGCGAGCGTTGACGCGCACCCCAGACCCATTCGGGCTCACCAGGTTCAGGCGAACCCCGTAGGCGCCGTTGACGCCAGGGGTCCCCTTCATCATGTAGTCGAGAGGATCGCCATCGCCGGACCAGAGGTCATGGTTCCCGAACACAACGTAGAGCCAGGGCATGGACTTCATCAGCCACTCAACCAGGAGCCAACTCTCACGAGCCGTGGTCTCCTGTTTCGAGTAAAGGCGAGCCAGCTTCCCCACCCAGTTGTTGTGCATGTCGCCGATATTTCCGGCGAAGAGACCATACGTCTTCGAGACGGCGGATACGTGCCGTTCGAGGAGGGCTATATCCGTCCCTGGGTCGTCGACGTGCGGATCGCCAAAATGCGCGATACCGTAAGGCCCATCGACCGTAACCCTTACCGGGACGAGCTTTCGCGCTACCGTTGCGCTTTCTTTTCTGGCGAACTCTTCCTTCCGGCGGGCCAGGAGCTCCTGGACTGTCGGGTAATGGCTCGGCAGGTCTTCCACTTGGAATTCTTGCACCCTTGTCCCCCTCGGACTTGAGTTCTCTTCGGTAGCGGCGGCTCCGGACTGGAGCCGCCCGCCCGCGATCCTTCATGCAAACTCCTCGGTTAGAGGAACTTCACCGGAACCGTTGCCTTCGTGCGGCCAATGATGGCCATGACCGTGCCGATCACGCCGCCGATGGCCTGGATGGCCGTGGTGACGCCCGTGCCGACCGACTGGACGTCGCCAGCGGAGATATCCCAGCCCATCATCTGGGCGAGGGCCGGAAGAACGGTGGACGCGAACGTGACGATGGTGCCCCAGATCGTCAGCGACTGGGTCCAGGGCTTGTAATCCGGCGTGGCCGGAACAGGGGTCTCAGACATCTTCTTCTCCGTGGTAGGGGTTGGTTTTGGGATGGGAGGCGGCGCGGCTTCAGCCGCGACAGCCGGGGGTTCAGGGGCCGCCGTGGCGGGCGGCAGGAGCTTGGCCTTCAGGGCGGCCATGGACTGCTTCCAGGTCGGGGCCTTGAGATCCCAGTCCTCGGAGGACTTCAGGAGGGCTTCGCGCTCCCGGATCATGGCGTCGATGAACTTGGAAGGGGCCATTGCCTTGGCCGTGGAGATCGTTTTAGGGCCGATGATGCCATCGGCCGCTACCCCTATAGCCCGCTGGATCATGAGGCGGGTTTTTTGAGCTCCGTGAGCAAGAGCAGTATCGAGGGCGAAGACGCCGTGCTCGAAGGGGAGCTTCGGTCCGGAGATCTGGGCCCAGTAGTTCTTGGCCACGATCTGGCGGAAGCGCTCCGGGGTCATGGCATCGCGGTTGCCGCGGATCTCGACCCGGTTCTCATCGGTCAGGGTCTGGCCGGTAAAGAGGGCAAACTCGGACAGCGTGATGGCGCTCTTCGGGGTCTGGAGGATGTCCAGAGCCTTGATCATGGCCTCGTCCATCTTCTCGACCGCGGCCGGGGTCACCGTCTTCGGGCGACGGTATCCCAGGAGCTTCGACTTGGAGGTCGCGCCAATGGTGACCGCGTTGCTCTGGTTCCCACCCAGGTGGTAGATCTTGCCGTCCTTCTCGTAGAGGAAGAGGGCGACGTGGCCCTGCCAGGACGAGTCCCCGCGCTTGAAGACGACAATGTCGCCGGGCTTGGGGTCGGTGACCTTGGTGCCCCATTCCAGGTAGGAGCGGGCCAGCAAGGAGCGAGTCGAAACAACCCCGGACCGCTCCAGCATCGCGCCGACAAACGCGGCGCACCAGGAGGTCTCGTCGTCACCGATCTCGGCATGCTTGGCATCGCGGAAGTAG